AGGCAATCGTTCCAGGGCGATTGTCAGGGAGTTCTCAGGCGAATCATCCCAGAACCGCAGGAGGCGTTCGGCGTGGTTGGGCTCGGCGCATCAGGCTCGCGGCGCAAACACGCGGATCTGGTCGTCCCAGCCGTTGGGCCAAGGGCGGCGCATCACCTGCTCCAGCACAGCCCCGGGCGTGCTGATCAGTCGCTCGACGACCTCCGGTGCCAACAGAGTCAGCCGCATCACGCGACGCACCTGGGTGACGTCAATGTCTTCGGCCTCGGCGATGTCGGCCACGGACGCCACCCGCTGTTCGTCCAGCAAGCGTTGCCAGTGATACGCCAGACCCAGCGCGCGCATCAACGCGGAGTCCTGCGCAGCCTCGCGGGCCAGACGTTCCTGGTGCGCTTGCTCCGAGAACGCCTGCGGCGCGTCAAGCGGTGTGATGACCTGCTTCTTCAGACCACGGCGCACAAGCGTCCAGGGCAGAAAGGTTTCGATCTGCACGCCGCCAGCGGGCAGCGGCGTCTGATACGTCACGGGTTCGCCTTTGGCCCGGCCGCGATGCTTGAGACTCATGCCTCCTCCTCAAAACTGGCCATGAGCTGGCGCTGGCCCTGCCAGTCGACCATCAGGCGGTTTCGCTGAAACCATATCAGGGTCAGACGGCGCGGCTGCAGGCCCGCCATGAACTGTTCGATGATGTCGGGGGCCAGCAGGGTCAGGCGCAGCAGCTCGTTGACCACCGAGTGGTGCAGTTTCTCGGCCCGCGCGATGGCCGAGCCGCTCTGCATGGCGCCGGTGTCCAGCAGGTGTTGCCAGTAGAAGGCGCGTGCCACACCGTCGAGCAGGGTGACGTCGTGGACGTCTCGGTTGTCGACAGCCACGCGTTGGACGCCCCGGCGGCGGAACGTCAAGGGCACGAAGGTTTCCATCGGGTCAGTCATCAGGCTTCGACCTCCAGCAGTTCGCTGCCGATGCTGCCGGGTGCGAACTCCTCGATCAGCGCGTTCCAACCGATCTCCCGCCACTTCACCTTGATGCCTTGCACCTCACCCGCGTGGACGAGGTCGATGCGTTCGATCAGCAGGTTGGCGATGCGGTGGCGCTCCGCTGGGAACAGTTGATCCCACACGTCGTTGAGCCGTCCCATCGCCATCACGGTGGTGGCCTCGTCGACCTGGGCGCCGTTGCGCTGGATGTGGCGCACCACCGACGCCATGGATTCCGGGCTGGTCAGCACCGTCCGGATCTGGGCTACCACCGCGCCCTCGATTTCCAGCGCGGGTAGGCGCTCGTAGTTCTTGCCCGGCGCGCCGAAGCGGGCCTCCGACTTCGACACGTAGTAGTGGTACTTGCGCCCATTCTTGCGTGAGTAGGTCGGGTACATCCGCTCGCCGGTCGGCGCGTACAGCAGGCCACGCAGCAGCGCGTCGGTGCGTGACCTGATCTTGGTTTCCACGGATCGTGCGTGGCCGTCCTTGGCCAGGATCTCGTGGACCCGCCCCCACAGGCCGTGGTCGATGATCGCCGGATGCGCACCGGGGTACCAATTGCCCTTGTGCGATAGCTCACCGAGGTAGATGCGGTTACGCAGCAGCTTGTGCAGGTACTTCTTGTCGATCCGCGCCCCGTTGCGGGTCTGGCCCTCCTGCGTCGTCCACGCCTTGGTGGTGATGCCCTCGGCGGTGAGATTGGCGGCAATCTGGGTGGGCGAGCCGATGGTGAGCATCTCTTCGAAGATGCGCCGCACCACCGCCGCCTCAGAAGCGTTGATGACCAATTGGCGGTTATCGACGTCGTAGCCCAGGGGCGGCACGCCACCCATCCACATCCCTTTGCGCTTGGCTGCGGCGATCTTGTCGCGGATGCGCTCGCCGGTGACCTCGCGCTCGAACTGGGCGAAGGACAGCAGTACGTTGAGCATCAGCCGACCCATCGAGGTGGTGGTGTTGAACTGCTGGGTGACCGACACAAAGGACACCCCGTGGCGTTCGAACACTTCAACCATCTTGGAGAAGTCGGCCAAGCTGCGCGTCAGGCGGTCGATCTTGTAGACCACCACGATGTCGATCTGGCCGCGCTCGATGTCCGCCATCAGGCGTTTCAGCCCCGGCCGATCCGTGTTGCCGCCAGAGAAGCCGGGGTCGTCGTAGTCGTCGGCCACCGGAATCCAGCCCTCGGATCGCTGACTGGCGACGTAGGCGTGGCCCGCCTCCTTCTGCGCGTCGATGGAGTTGAACTCCTGGTCAAGTCGTTCATCCGAGGACACCCGGCAGTAGACGGCGCAGCGCTTGCGGGCCTTGGTGCTGGCAATCTCGCTCATCGCGCACCTCCCTTGCTCAGGCCAAAGAACAGCGGCCCCGACCAGTGCGCGCCCGTGATGTGGCGGGCCACCGCCGTCAGGCTCTTGAAGTTGCGCCCCTGGTACTCAAACAGCCCCTCGGCGGTGACTGTCACCCGGTGTTCGCGCTCGCCCCATTCGCGCAGCAGGATCGTGCCCGGCGCGAAATCGAACTCCCGCGGCTTGGCCCGCAGCTTGATCTTGGAGTGTTTTGCGCCGATGGCTTCCAGGCGCTGCTTGGTCTCGGGCGCAAGGCCACCGAAGGCTTCCTCCTGCAGCTTGTAGGCGAGGCGGGACTCGACGTGCGTGCGGTTGGGGTAGTCCGGGCGGCGCGGGAAATACCGATCCCACACCGTCCAGAGCTCGGACATCGGCAGGCAGGCCAGCTCCGCTATCCGTGCCGCGACGGATGCTTGTTTCTCGTTCATCACAACTTCTCCTCTTGATAGGGGGTTGTATGAACGCGCTGGTCGGGCAGGAAGCCAAGGCCAACTTCTCTCTGTTTTGGCTCATCCGCAGCAAGGGTGCGGACGATGGCAGCCGCAAGGATGGCGGCGATTTCGCCAGCACGGGCGCTGGCGCTCATCTCCGTGGGAGATGCGAGTTCGAGGTTCTTCATGACGGCTCCGAGGAATTGCAACCGTCAGGGATAGTGAGCCTGATCTTCCGAAGCGGATGGCAACGCAGGGTAATCGTGACCGCCAGTCATGAATCCATTGCGCGTTAACGAAACAGTTGACAGAGTGCCTCTTGGCCTCTACCATCTGTCGTTAACTAATCACGCAATCAGGTCACAACCATGCCCTTTGGAGCATTCATCCGCAAGAAGCGCGAAGAGAAAGGCATTCAGATGAATGACTTTGCGCGGCAGCTGGAGATATCGCCCGCCTACTGGTCGCGCATCGAGCGCGACATGGAAAAACCGCCCAAGGACGAGCTGATCCGCAAGGCGGCCGAGATCCTTGGCATCAGCGCCGACGACGCTTTCGTCGAGGCCAGTCGTCTGCCGCCCGACATCCGCGATGATGTTGGCAACCTGGTTCGGATGTACCGCCGGAACGTGACGGAGAAGAAGTGAATGGCGGTACTGACTCTCGACTACCGGTGCTGCGACCGGAAGCGCCCCCTGTACATCAAGCACATTGAAGTCGAACGCATCGCCGCGACCGCGCGCCAGCAACTGGTCGCGGACAGCATCGATGCCGTTTCTTTCAACGCGCTGCGGCAGATCGCCGGCCTGAAGATCAACGGCATCGACTTCGCGCTTGAGGTCAGCACCGACTACGCCGTGCATGACGAGCAAGGCAACCACGTCTTCGGCGTCTGTGAGTTCGACCCCGCTATGCCCGACGCCGCGATGGTGTCCATCTCGCCCGTGGGTGAGAGTCTCAGCGAACTGCTGGCCCTCAGCACCTTGGCCCACGAGCTGGGCCACGCCGTGTTCGACGCCCCCGGCTGGGTTGTCCAGGGCAGTAAGGGCCCCGGGTTGTTCGATGACATCGAACCGACGATGCAACGGGCTTACCGCACCACGACGCCGGACAGTGACCATCTGTCCAAGTCACTATCTGCGAAGCCAACGACGGAAGAACACTTCGCCGAACTGCGCGCCAACGAGTTCATGGGCTCCTTGTTGGTGCCTCGCCAACGCATCATCGCCGCCGTCGAAGAGCTTGCGCCCCAGCATGACATCACCATCCATCGCCATCCTTCAACCGATCCCGACCACCCCGGCACGGCCCTGCGCATCAAGGCGAACGGCGACCTGGGAGTCTTGGAGATGGATCGCTTCGAGAAAGCCTTGGCGACGCGCTTCGGTGTCAATCCACGGTTCATCCAAGTACGTCTGAACCGATATGGCCTGACCACTCAGGAGGCCACGATGCGCTGACCAGGATCTACCGCCTGTGGAGCCGACCTCGCGTCGGCGTTTTTTGAACCATCCGATTAACCGTTCGCGCAATCGCGCACTTTGTCAAAGGAACTTGCCTATGCCAGCTGACCAAGCCTCAACAACAAAGAAAAGCACCAAGTTGGCGACGAGCCAGCCTGCGGCAAAACGTGCGCGTGAGCATCGATCCGATGAGGGCGCAAACATCCTGCCGAACGCAGAGAACTTCGTCAGCCTCGTGCGCAAGGTCGCGCGCCCCGGGCTGCTGGTGGATCTGCTCGAACGTGCCAGCGCGACGGCACTGCCGGAGTTGAAGGCATTGGCAGAAGCGGCCAAGGGCAAGTTGCCAGTCGAGTCGCGTCAGGCACTCTTTCATGCTGTCGGCAAATTGCCGGCGGCCGCCCAGTACAGCATCGAGTGTGCCGCCGAGCGAGTGATGCTCCTTGACGATGACTACGGGGCACAGGCCGTCTTGTCCCTGCTCAACGAGGATCGTGCGGAAGATGCCGCCGTGCTGGCTGCGCCCAGCGACCGCTACAGCCGCGCCCTGTATCTGCACCTCTTGCAGGACTTTCCGGCGCAAGGCGTCCGCCGCGACGAACGCTTCGATCAGGCTGAGCATCTGCAAGTGATGCATCGCCAGTGGAAAAGCGACCACTACTCCAGCCACTACCTGGGCCCCAAGGGCGTCGTGCCGAAGACTGGGGTCGACGTTCAAGAGGTGTTGCGCACACGCATTGCCGAGCTGTTCCCGAAGGTGCCGAAGGATCAAATCCTGATCGAGCAATTCACGCGCCGCGATCTGTCATGCGAACAGGGTGATGACGATGATTGCGAAGCCGGTCAGTCGGCGCTGTTGCACACGCTGACAGCGACCTTCAATGGCAAGACGGCCACGTTCCAGCAAGTGGCGAACGGGCATGTCGTCGACCACGAGGAACCCGCTGCGATGTCGGCCCGCTTCTCGTGGGAGCCGGAGACTGGCTCGCTCAGCGTGTTCTGCGAAGAACGGGAGGCACGCCGCGAGCTGGCCACCGTCTTCCGTGATGTCGCGCTGGCGCACGAAGGCCAGATCGAGGACATGCCCATGCGGCAGTTCGACCTGCTCGGCTTTGCGACCTCCAAGATGCTCGACCGCCTCAAACGTGACCGGGTCGCAGGCATCGACGACATCTCGATCCTGCAGATCACGGTGGCCAAGCCGTTCGAGCAGACCTCAGAGTACGGCGGACGTGATGTGGTGCGGCAACTCTCCAGCAAGATGCAAATCACCCGCGACCGGCGCGACGGCCGCAACATTTATCAGGTTGCTTATGAGGATTACTGCGCCGAAGACCTGAGCCAGTACGCGCTCGTGCAGGTGAAGTTGGTCATGAGGATGTCCAAGACGCCGCACCGCAAGGCCCATAACGTCGCGGTCCAGATCACCGCACCGAACGGGCTGAACGACAAGAGCAGGACGGACGACGACCGCAAGCGCGTGCAGGAACAGCTCATCAAGATCGGCGTGCTGAGCCAGTTCTGAGGAGGACGCCGATGATGTCGCCGTATTTGAGCTTTTTCCTCGCGCTAGACAACTTTCCACGGCTCGATGCATCAGTGCTGGCTGACAGGCTCGGGCGCGACTACCAGCAGTTTCTTCAGAGGCGCTGGGTCGTGCCCGCAGGCCATCTCACCCATGTGATGGTGCCGTTTCTCGATTCCGAACAGGAAGTCGAAATCGATGTAGACGAGGACGCCGGTCGCTACAGCTACTGCAGTCCGCTGAACGGCAGAACCATCGTCCAACCGCTGGCGGGGATTGCCCTCTATTCCATCCAAATGGATTCCTGGCTCGCAGATCTGGCGGCGCTGATCGGCATTGAGGAGCGGCGACGCTCTAGCCAGATCTGCCGGACACCGAATCACCTGTGGCACCTCGGTGAGCAGCGAATCGCTGGCACGCACGATTTCGCACCGGTGTTCGTTGCCAGAGCATGGTCACGCGCGCCGCAGGACAGGATCACAGCAGTCCTTGCCGACGCCGTGTGGCCGCGTGGTGGCGTTGTTCTGTGCCCAACGCGAACCAATGCCTCGCTACCCCGTGACCACACGCTGCGCGGCTTCGATGAGTTCGTGCGCGTGGCCGATGGCGCAGATGTGTTCGACACCGACGCCTTTGATCGTGTCCTGCGCGGCTACGCAACCCACGTGGGTGAGCCGGAGCCGGTGCAATTCTTCAATGGCAAGCGGCTCAAGCTCCCGCACATGGCGTCGTCCATCGATCTCACCGAAGCGCGAGCCAAGATCATCAAGCTGATGTGGGGGACCGAAGGAAGTGCCCCGCCCGTGATGTCGTGGAAAGAGGTGAATGGTGCCGTCACCGTCAACACCGGCTTCCAATCCTTCGACGATGCCTTCGGCGACAAGGTTGCGCGTGAGGAGGTGATTGAGCTGGTTTCGCGCGGGAAATACCGGGTGAGGCGCAACACATAAACGCACCCATAAATCGAACCAGACACGGCCCATAAACCCGTGCGGAGACTGCGATGTGCCCATTTCATACAGGAGGCACATCGAAATGCAAACCCACTTCACCAACGCAACATCTGGCCTGATCCCGGCCAAAACCGGTGCGCCACAGCGCATCGCCCTTGACGAAAACGAGCTGGCCATCCGCTGGGGGCTTTCCGTCAAGACCCTGCGCCGCTGGCGGCAGGAACAGCTCGGCCCGGTCTTCTGCAAGCTCGGTGCCCGCGTCACCTACCTGATCTCCGAGGTCGAAGCCTTCGAGCGTCGCGTTTCGCGGCACTCGACCTTCACTCGTGCATACCAGTGAGGAGAGCGGCCATGAGCGATCTGACCATCTTTCCCGCCGACCTCGCTGCCATGAGCACCGCCCAGCTGGTGGCGCTGCCGATCAACGATTTCGTCGCTGCCGAGCGTAATGTCGACGAGGCCACTGCTTACCTCAAGCAGCTACGCGTCAAGCTGGATGCTGCCAAGCTCCAGCGCTACGGCGAGCAGGCCCGTAGCGCACTACGGGATTCCGGCCGAGACTTCGGCACCGCCCACGTCAACGACGGCGCGCTGCACGTCAAGTACGAGCTCCCCAAGAAGGTGATCTGGAGCCAGACCATCCTCAAGGAGATGGCCGAGCGCATCGTCGCCTCGGGCGACAAGGTGGAGGACTACATCGACGTCAAGTTGTCGGTGTCCGAGTCCCGCTACACCAACTGGCCCACGGCGCTGCAGGAGCAGTTTGCGGCTGCGCGCACGGTCGAGGAAGGCAAGCCGACCATCACCCTGACGCTCGATGGGGGTGTGGCATGAGCCTTCCCATCATCTCCGCGAAGCAGCGCATGGCCGAGCGCAAGGGCGTCAAGCTGCTGATGCTCGGCAAGTCCGGCATCGGCAAGACCACCCGGCTCAAAGACCTCGATCCGAAGACCACGCTATTCATCGACATCGAGGCAGGCGATCTGGCTGTCGCCGACTGGCCGGGCGACACCATCCGACCGGCATCCTGGCCCGAGAGCCGCGACTTCTTCGTGTTCCTCGCGGGCCCGGACAAGTCGCTGCCGCCGGAGTCGGCGTTCTCGCAGGCGCACTACGACCACGTCATCGAGAAGTTCGGCGACGCGACGCAGCTCGACCGCTACCAGACCTTCTTCCTCGACTCGATCACGCAGTTGTCGCGCCAATGCTTCGCGTGGTGCAAGACGCAGCCCGGTGCAACCAGTGACCGCTCCGGCAAGCCTGATCTGCGCGCGGCCTATGGCCTGCTCGGCCAGGAAATGATCAGCGCATTGACCCACTTGCAGCACGCGCGCGGCAAGAACGTGGTGTTCGTGGCCATCCTCGACGAACGCCTCGATGACTACAACCGCAAGGTGTTCGTCCCGCAGATCGAAGGCAGCAAAACCAGCCTGGAGCTGCCCGGCATCGTCGACGAGGTCGTGACGCTGGCCGAGATCAAGGCCGAGGACGGCAGCGCCTACCGCGCCTTCGTCACCCACACCGTCAATCCCTACGGCTTTCCGGCCAAAGACCGCAGCGGTCACCTCGACCTTCTCGAAGCCCCCGATCTCGGCGCGCTGATCGCCAAGTGCGCGGGCACATCCCTCACGCCCGCCAGCGCCGCAGCCCCCGCACATACCGAATCCAAGGAGTAATCGCCATGACCAGCCAATTCACCAGCAACAACTGGAACGACTTCAACGACGCCGAATCGCAGCAGTCCGGCTTCGATCTCATCCCCAAGGGCACCGTGGTGCCGGTGCGCATGACCCTCAAGCCCGGTGGCTACGACGATCCCGCGCAGGGCTGGGGCGGCGGCTACGCCACCGAGTCCTTCGAGACCGGCTCCATCTATCTCGCCGCCGAATTCGTGGTCACGGCGGGCGACCATGCCAAACGCAAGATGTGGTCGAACATCGGCCTGCACTCCAAGAAGGGGCCGACCTGGGGCCAGATGGGGCGCAGCTTCATCCGTGCCGCGCTGAACAGCGCACGCAACGTCCATCCGCAGGACAACAGCCCACAGGCCGCCGCCGCGCGCCGCATCCAGGGCTTCCACGAACTGGATGGCCTGGAGTTCCTCGCCCGCGTCGACATCGAGAAGGACGGCAAGGGCCAGGATCGCAACGTGGTGAAGGTGGCGGTCGAACCGGATCACCCCGACTACGCCAAGTGGATGGGCGTGCCGCCCAAGGCTTCGGGCGGCGGCACGTCCGGCGCTCCGGCGCAGGCAGCCCCCGCGTATCAGGCACCGGCTCCACAACGCGCACCCGTGACGGGCAAACCGTCGTGGGCGCAGTGAGGGAGGCTGCCATGAACGCATCCACCCTCAGTGCCAGCCACTGCGGCGTCGTGCATTTCGGCGACCTCGACTGCGAGGCGGTCGTGCTCACCACCGGCGAGCGCGGCTACGTCCGCAAGCAGGTGGCCAAGCTGCTCGGCGTCCACGAGAACAACACGGGTCACCGTTTCCGCCAAATTCTGGCCGACTTCTCGCCTAAGTCATTGTCGGAGCTGGACAAATTTGAATCACCGATTTCGCTGCCCAGCGGTCGGCGGGCGCAGTTCTTCCCGGCGGGCGTGATCACCCAGATTGCCTCCGGCGTGATTGATGCAGCCCTCGATCACACGCTGCACCGCGCACGCCGGAAGCTGGTGCCCAACTGCATGAAGATCATGCGCTCCCTTGCCACCACCGGCGAGGTCGCGCTGATCGATGAGGCCACCGGCTACCAGCACCACCGCGCGCCGGATGCGCTGCAGGAGCTGATCTCCAAGCTGCTGCGCCAGTCCTGCGCGTCGTGGGAGCGGCGCTTCCACCCGGACTACTACCGCGCGCTGTACCGCCTCTTCAACTCGCGCTACCAGGGGCACGAGCAGAACCCGCCCCACGTCATCGGCCAGATCACCCTGCGCTGGGTCTACGGGCCGGTGCTGCCGGAGGACTTGCTGGGCGAGATCCGCAACCGCAAGGGCATCTCGCAGAAGCACCACCAGTGGTTGTCCGAGCAGGGGCTGGCGCATCTGGAATCGCAGATTCACGCGGTCACGGCGATTGCGCGCAGCTCGATGAGCTACGCCGACTTCAAGCGCCGCTGCGAATCGGCTTTCGCGGGCACGCCTTTGCAACTCGGCCTGCTGGCCGAAGAACTCGCGGAGGTGGCGTGAAATGCTGGGTCTGCAAACGACAAGCACGCGGCTACGGCCACACGGATGGTCGCTTCAAGACCGCCGACCCGCGCCGCTACGTGCTCGACTGGGTGTTCTGCTCGCGCCGCTGCCAGGACGCGTTTCACGGGCTGTACGGCAACTGGCAGCGCGCCAAGGAAGGCCGCATCGACAAGACGGAGGTCGCCATGATCGATCCGTCTGATGTCGAACTGGCCGCGATGCGCCAGTGCCTCAAGGCTTTCGGCGAGGCTGCGGGCGAGATCGGGTTTGCCAAGCCGCTGGGCGACTACTCCGAAACCGAAGCGATGCAGGTGATCGACGCCATCGTCACCTGCTGGTCGGACGCGATGGTCGCGCACCACGAGGCCACCAAGTTCCCGCCCGTGCGGGGCTTGCCGCCGACGCCCGATCCGCTGGCACCCGACGCCGCCAATCCGTTCGCCGATCTGGAGGACGACCTGCCTTGGGACGAGCCGAAGGGGAGGAAGCCATGATGGACTTCAATTCCTCGGCCAGCGTCTCCGGTCAGATCACGGCGCTGATCGACATCGGCATGCAGCGCGTGCATGCGCAGCAGACCGCACGCGACTACCTCGGCGCGTCGCGTCTGGGCGCGGCCTGCGAGCGTGCCTTGCAGTTCGAGTACGCCAAGGCTCCGGTCGATCACGGGCGCTACACCCAGGGCCGGATGATGCGCATCTTCGAGCGCGGCCACGTCATGGAGGACTGCATGGTGGCGTGGCTGCGCGACGCGGGCTTCGACCTACGCACGCGCAAGCCCGACGGCGAGCAGTTCGGCTTCTCCGATGCGCATGGCCGGCTGCGCGGCCACGTCGATGGCGTGATCGTCGACGGGCCGGACGGTTTCCACTATCCCGCGCTGTGGGAGAACAAGTGCCTCGGCGCGAAATCGTGGCGCGAACTGGAAGCCAAGGGCCTCACGGTCGCCAAGCCGGTGTACGCCGCGCAAGTCGCGCTCTATCAGGCGCATCTGCAACTGCACGAGCACCCGGCGCTGTTCACTGCGATCAACGCCGACTCGATGGACATCTACGTCGAGCTGGTGCCCTTCGATGGCGCGCTTGCGCAGCGGATGACGGATCGCGCGGTCAAGGTCATTTCCGCGACCGAAGCCGGTGAGCTGCTGCCGCGCAGCTTCCACGAACCCACTCACTTCGAATGCCGGATGTGCGCATGGCAAGACCGGTGCTGGAGAACCCCATGAGCGACGACACGCAATTCATCGGCGACGTCGAACCGATGATCGACGCCAAGCAGGCCGCTGCCGCGCTGCGCTTGCCGTACTACTGGTTCGCCGACCCGCAGATGCGCAGCAAGTACAAGATTCCCCACTACCTGATGGGCGGTCTGGTGCGCTATCGCCCGTCCGAACTGTCTGCGTGGGCCGCGCGCAGCACCGCCGCGCAGGGGCGCAACGGTAACGCCGATGGCGTGGAGGCCGAATGACACTCGACTTCAACGACATCGCGCCACTGCCCGATCACAACCACCGCACCCTCAGCGACGCCGAGCGCGAAGAGTTGCGTGCGGACCTGCTCGCACGTCTCGAATCCGTTCTGATCACCTTGTTCCCTGCGGGCAAGAAGCGCCGTGGCAAGTTTCTGATCGGGGACGTGTTGGGCAGTCCAGGCGACAGCCTCGAGGTGGTGCTCGATGGCGAGAAGGCGGGACTGTGGACGGATCGCGCCACCGGCGACGGCGGCGACATCTACGCGCTGATCGGTGCGCACCTCGGCATCGACGTGCTGCACGACTTTCCGCGCGTGCTCGACGCCGCTGCCGATCTGCTCGGACGCTCGCGTTCCGCACCGGTGCGCAAGGCCAGCAAGAAGGACGTACCGGTCGACGAGCTCGGCCCCGCCACCGCCAAGTGGGACTACCTCGATGCGGCTGGCCATCTGATCGCGGTCGTCTACCGCTACGACCCGCCCGGGCAGAAAAAGCAGTTCCGGCCCTGGGATGCGAAGCGGCGCAAGATGGCACCGCCAGACCCGCGCCCGCTCTACAACCAGCCGGGCATGACCAGCGCCGCGCAGGTGGTGTTGGTCGAAGGTGAGAAATGCGCGCAGGCCTTGATCGACGCAGGCATCGTGGCCACCACGGCGATGCATGGCGCAAACGCCCCGGTCGACAAGACCGACTGGTCGCCGCTTTCGGGCAAGGCGGTGCTGATCTGGCCCGACCGCGACAAGCCGGGCTGGGAGTACGCCACGCAGGCAGCGCAAGCCATCCTGTCGGCGGGTGCGAAATCCTGCCACATCCTCTATCCGCCTGAGGAGGCTGCCGAGGGCTGGGACGTGGCGGACGCCATCGCCGAGGGCTTCGATGTCGCCACCTTCCTCACCCACGGCCCGCGCCTGCAGATGCACGACGTGGCCGATGACGTCGATCCGGTGGTCAGCAGCGACGAATCCGTCTGGGGCACCGAGGACGCGCTGGCGCTGTCTTTCACCCGCCGCTACCACCGCGACTGGCGCTACGTGGCGGCCTGGGGTCGCTGGCTGGTGTGGGACGGGCAACGCTGGCGCACCGAGGACACGCTGGCCGCCACCGACCTGATCCGCAGCGTCTGCCGCCAGACCGCCGTGCGCGCCGACAACCCCAAGGTTGCCGCCAAATTGGCCAGCGCCAGTACGGTCGGGGGCGTGGAACGGCTGGCGCGGGCGGATCGCAGGCACGCGGCCACCACTGACGAGTGGGACGCCGACCCGTGGCTGCTCAACACGCCCGGTGGCGTGGCCGATCTCAAGGCAGGCCGGATACGCCCGCACGAGCGCGCCGACCGAATGACCAAGATCACCACGGCCACACCCAGCGGCGACTGCCCTACATGGTTGCGGTTCATTGACGAGGTCACCGGTGGCGACAAGGAGCTGCAGTCCTACCTCCAACGGATGGTCGGCTACGCGCTGACCGGCTCGACGCAAGAGCACGCGCTGTTCTTCCTGTACGGCACCGGCGCGAACGGCAAATCGGTGTTCGTGAACACGCTGGCCACCATCCTGGGCGACTACGCAACCAATGCCCCGATGGACACTTTCATGGAAACGCGCACCGACCGGCACCCGACCGACATGGCGGGCCTGCGCGGCGCACGCTTCGTGGCGGCCATCGAAACCGAACAGGGCAAACGCTGGGCCGAGTCCAAGCTCAAGAACCTCACGGGCGGCGACAAGATCTCCGCGCGCTTCATGCGCCAGGATTTCTTCGAGTTCTTTCCGCAGTTCAAGTTGTTCGTTGCGGGCAACCACAAGCCCGCCATCCGCAACATCGACGAGGCAATGAAGCGGCGTCTGCACCTGATCCCCTTCACCATCACCGTGCCGCCGCAGCAGAGAGACAAGAACCTGCAGCACAAGCTGCTCGCCGAACGCGACGGCATCCTTGCTTGGGCCGTACAGGGCTGTCTGGACTGGCAGCGCCACGGCCGACTCGATCCGCCGCAGCGCGTGGTGGACGCCACCGAGGAGTATTTCGAGGCCGAGGACGCACTGGGCCGCTGGCTGGACGAACGCTGTGTGCGCGAGGCCAACGCCAAGTCGCTGACTGCCGAGCTGTTCAACGACTGGAAGCAGTGGGCGGAGGCCGCCGGTGAGTTCGCGGGCTCGCAAAAGCGCTTTGCTGATCTGCTGCTCACCCGTGGCTTGGACAAATGGCGCAACGGCATGGGCTTGCGCGGCTTTCAGGGCATTGGCCTCAAGTACCCGCCCGCACCCGCCTACACCCCTTACGCCGATGACTGAGACAACCGCATCTGACGGATCGGACGGACTACGTCGTAACTCCTACACGTGCGCGTGTGCGTGCGCCTCATGGAAGGTTTCGATACGACCCGTCCGATCCGTCAGACCCGCCCAAACAAGGACTGACACCATGACCACCACCATCCTCGCCCTCGATCTGGGTACCACCACCGGCTGGGCACTGCGCGGCAGTGACGGCCACATCACCAGCGGTTCCGAGAGCTTCCGGCCGCAGCGCTTCGAAGGCGGCGGAATGCGCTTCCTGCGTTTCAAGCGCTGGCTCACCGAGATCAAGCAATCCTGCGACGGAATCGACTGCCTGCACTTCGAGGAGGTGCGCCGCAACGTCTCGACCGACGCGGCACACGCCTACGGCGGGTTCCTTGCCACGCTCACCGCGTGGTGCGAGCACCACCAGATCCCGTACCAGGGCGTGCCGGTCGGCACGATCAAGAAGCATGCCACCGGCAAGGGCAACGCGAGCAAGGAGGACGTGATCGCCACCATCCGGGCACGCGGCCACGCCCCGGTCGACGACAACGAAGCCGATGCGCTGGCGCTGCTGCATTGGGCCATTCAGGCGCAGGAGGTGTGATGTGAAGATTCCGACACCCCAATACCGCTGCCCGCTTGGGCGATTCCAGCCTGATGTCCAGGATGTGGACGCCATCAAGCAACGCGGCTGGCGCGACCAGCACATCCTGGTCGTGTCGCCCGACGATGAACGCCTCGACTGGATGGAGCGTGAACTGGTACGCCAGATCGGCGAGCGCCTCTACGGCGCGGGAGGACGACGCCATGGCTGACCGTCATACAGCTTGGACGATTGAGGACGTGGCCGCCCGCTTCGAGGAAGCCGCCAGTACCGGACGACGCCTGCCACCCGTGCGTGTGCAGGGCTATTTCAACTGCTGGCCCGCCATCGTGCGCCGGGAGTGGGAGACGTTCGCTGCCGACGAGAAGGTCTACCGCCCATTCCCGCCCGCACCGGACGCCATCGACCGGATGCTGGAGACGATGCAGTGGGTGCAGTGGCTGGAGGTCGAACAGCGGCATCTGGTGTGGATGCGGGCCAAGCGCTACGGCTGGCGCGACATCACGATCCGCTTTGCCTGCGACCGCACGACGGCATGGCGTCGCTGGCAGCGAGCGCTGGAAATCGTGGCCGAGAAACTCAACAGCGAAGGTATCCGTGCGCCTTCCAAAATCGTAGGCCAGGCAGGGTAATGCCTGCCGCTTTTGTCCTCTGTTTGCTGCGTTTGTCCCTTTTGACGCTCTTCGAGCCTGCAACAAAACAGCCCGGCTGGGGGTAGTATTTCGTCTATCTTCTGGACAGCGGTGACGGCAAGCGAAGTGGCCCCAAGCAAAAGGGGTCCTTCCTGGCCAGAAAGCAATGCGGGGGGCGCGAGCGCGGCGCTTTTTTAGCGTCAGGGTGCGAACCAAGGTTCGCACGGTTCGCAGTTCGCACCCCGCCAGTTCGCACCACCCCCCAAAACCCGCCCACGGCTTTGTCGGCGGGTTTTTTATTTCCGGGACATCTCTTTGAACACGCTCAACGTCGAGTACCGCAAGGTCGAGGCGCTGATTCCCTACGCCCGCAATCCGCGCACGCATTCCGATGCGCAGATCGCCAAGATCGCGGCCAGCATCGTCGAGTACGGCTGGACGAACCCGATCCTGGTCGATGGCGACAACGGCATCATCGCCGGGCACGGGCGTCTGGCCGCAGCCCGCAAGCTCAGGCTGGATCAGGTGCCAGTGATCGAGCTTGCGCATCTGTCCGCCGCGCAGAAGCGTGCGCTCGTCTTGGCAGACAACCGGCTGGCGCTCGACGCGGGCTGGGACGAGGAGATGCTGGCGCTGGAGTTGGCCGACCTGTCCGAGTCCGGGTACGACCTTGCGCTGACGGGTTTCGAGGATGCCGAGATCGAGGCGCTGCTCGCCGGTGATGTGCTCGACGCCGACCCTCATACCGAAGCGAAACCAGACGCTGACGAGCCGGATGCTGCGGACGATGTGCCAGACGCGCCCGTCATGGCGGTGTCCTGCCCCGGTGATGTCTGGGCCATCGGCCAGCACCATCTGATCTGTGGCGATGCCACCGACCGGGCCGTGATTGCTGCGCTGATGCAAGGCGATACCGCTCGCCTGTGCTTCACCTCGCCGCCCTACGGCAACCAGCGCGACTACACCTCGGGCGGGATCACCGATTGGGATGGCCTGATGCGCGGCGTGTTCGCGCACCTGCCGATGGCGGCCGATGGTCAGGTGCTGGTCAACCTCGGGCTGATCCACCGTGACAACGAAGTGATCCCGTATTGGGACGCCTGGCTCGGCTGGATGCGCAGCCAAGGCTGGCGGCGCTTCGCGTGGTACGTCTGGGATCAGGGGCCGGGGATGCCCGGCGACTGGGCGGGTCGATTCGCGCCGAGCTTCGAGTTCGTTTTCCACTTCAACCGCGAGAGCCGCAAGCCGAACAAGATCGTGCCCTGCAAGCACGCCGGGCAGGAATCGCACCTGCGCGCCGATGGCTCGTCCACGGCGATGCGGGGCAAGGACGGCGAAGTCGGCGGCTGGACGCACAAGGGCCTGCCGACGCAGGACACGCGCATCCCTGACAGCGTGATCCGAGTGATGCGCCACAAGGGCAAGATCGGCCAGGACATCGACCACCCGGCCGTGTTTCCGGTCGCGCTGCCGGAGTTCGTCATCGAGGCCTACACGGACGTGGGCGACCTCGTGTTCGAACCCTTCGGTGGCAGCGGCACGACGATGCTGGCCGCCGAGCGCACGGGCCGCATCTGCCGTAGCGTGGAAATCGCGCCGGAGTACGTGGACGTTGCCATCAAACGCTTCCAGCAGAACCACCCCGGCGTGCCGATCACGCTGATCGCCACCGGTCAGTCCTTCGAACAGGTCGCCGCCGAGCGCGCCGCAGTTTCGTGGCATGACAAATCGGCAGGACAGCCGATTTGCACAGCCGAAGGCTGCCCGCAGGGTGACGCACATGGATGTGCGTCATGAGCTGGCTGGCCGACAAGATCGAGCAGTGGCCCACGGCCAAGCTGCTGCCCTACGCCCGCAACGCGCGCACCCACTCTGAGGAGCAGGTGGCGCAGATCGCCGCCAGCATCGCTGAGTTCGGATTCACCAATCCGATCCTCGCAGGCAGCGACGGCATCATCGTCGCGGGCCACGGACGCTTGGCCGCCGCCCAGAAACTCGGGCTGGAGATCGTGCCGGTGGTCGTGCTCGACCACTTGAGCCCGACCCAACGCCGAGCTCTGGTCATCGCGGACAACCGCATCGCCGAGAACGCGGGCTGGGACGACGCGATGCTACGGATCGAATTGGAAGCCTTGCAGCTTGAAGGCTTCGATCTGGACATCACCGGCTTCGACGCCGACGCGCTGGCCGAACTGATCGCGGGCCACGAGCCGGACAACGAGGGCCAGACCGATGAGGATGCGGTGCCCGAAGTCAGCGAGACGCCGATCTCGCGCCCGGGCGATGTCTGGATCATGGGCCAGCACCGACTGCTGTGCGGCGACTCGACCGTGGCCGAGAGCTACGACCGGCTGATGCAGGGCGACGCGGCGGACATGGTCTTCACCGACCCGCCGTACAACGTGAACTACGCCAACAGCGCCAAGGACAAGCTGCGCGGCAAGGATCGCGCGATCCTGAACGACAACTTGGGCGACGGGTTCTACGACTTCCTGCTGGCGGCGCTGACGCCCACCGTGGCGCATTGCCGGGGCGGGATCTACGTGGCGATGTCGTCCAGCGAACTCGATGTGCTGCAGGCCGCGTTCCGCGCTGCCGGTGGCAAGTGGTCGACCTTCATCATCTGGGCCAAGAACACCTTCACGTTGGGCCGCGCCGACTACCAGCGGCAGTACGAGCCGATCCTGTACGGCTGGCCCGAGGGCGCAACGCGCCACTGGTGCGGCGACCGCGACCAGGGTGACGTCTGGAACATCAAGAAACCGCAGAAGAACGACCTGCACCCGACGATGAAGCCGGTAGAACTGGTGGAGCGCGCAATCCGCAATTCCAGCCGACCCGGCAATGTGGTGCTCGACCCCTTCGGCGGTTCCGGCACCACCCTGATCGCCGCAGAAAAATCTGGCCGCGTGGCGCGGCTGATCGAACTCGATCCAAAGTACGTGGACGTGATCGTGCGCCGGTGGGAGGAATGGACCTGCGAGCGCGCGACGCGCGCTCGTGACGGCCTGCGATTTACGGATGCCGAAAGAGCACGATTTGGCGTAGAGTCAAAACCATGGGCATCCGCTTCCGAAAATCCTTCCCGCTCGGCAGCCTGTTCAGAATAAATCTGAGCAAGTCGGGCGTGAGTCTTGGCATAGGGCCGCGAGGCTTCAACGTCAATATCGGCCCGCGCGGTGTTCGTCGCACGATCGGGCTGCCCGGCACGGGAATTTCCTATCAGGAAACCCGTTCGTGGAAGCAGCCCGCGTCCGAACGGGCGACGGCGGCGGCAAATCCGAGCGAAGGCGTGTCCTGGCTCAAAGTGCTGATCGGCCTGGTGACGATCGTCGTCATCTTCAAGGCCTGCGGTGCCCTGATGAACGGCCCCGACAGGGCGGTTGCGAGCACGACGACGAAAGCCGTCAGTGCGGCGCACACGTCATCTGCTGCCAGCCAAGGCGTGCCCGCTGCCCCGGATCGAAGCGGCATGGAAGATCGCAAGCTCGAGCCCGCGGAATTGAGGGAATTGCAAACCCTGCTGGCCCGGGCCGGGTATTCGCCCGGCCCCATCGACGGCAATTTGGGACCTCGAACCCGTGCGGCGGTCGAGGCGTTCCGCAAGCAATCGGCCGACCCGGCAACGGGCGACCCAACACTTGCAACGCTGGTTCGCCTGCGTAGCACCGTCGAGCATTAGACGATTCGATACACGCGGTCGGCCTTGCCATCCTTGGTCGAGGCGATCGCGAGCCCGAGTTTCCTTTTGATGACGCCGGCCAAAGTGCCGCGCACCGTGTGCGCCTGCCAGCCGGTGGCGGCGCAGATCTGGCCAATGGTGGCGCCCTCGGGGCGTTGCAGCAGCCGGATCACTTCGGCCTGCTTGGTGTTGTGCCGGGTGCTGCGCACCCTCTCGGCTTCGCCTCGCGAAACTTCGCTGCGCTCGTTTTCGCGGGTGCGCGGCTTGGCCTGCGTCGGCTCTTGTACCCACGTTGCTTCGGCGGCGGTGACGGCGGCTTCCAGTTCGGGATCACTCGTGGCGGCTGACGCGCCTTCAGCGTTGGCGATGATCTGATCGAGATGGGCCTCGAACTGACCGATGGCCTTCTTGTTCAAGCCGGGGCGCGGTAGCCCCAAGGCGTCGTAGCCCTCGGCAGCGACGAACCAGTCGGTGCCATCGGTGGTAATCAGCGCACGGTTGAACATCCCGTCGAGCACTTTCTTGCGCGCGCCGCCTTTGATGTGGTCGGGGAACCACTCGATCTTGCCGCCGGTGGTATGGATGGCCTTGGCGAGGATGGCGTGCTGGGCCGGGGTGAGTTGGGTGGTGGTCATGGTCTGCTCCTTTGCAGCGGTTGATCGGGATCGTGATGAACGCGCTGCTTGGCTGCGAAGCCAAGCGCTTTCGGCTTCAGCGGCGGCGCAGTGACGCGATGCCTGCTTCGGCCAATTCGAGGGCGGCGGCGTGGAACGCGGCTTCCGCGATCCAAGGCGCGTTGCGAGCGTCATCGAGCAGCCGCTCGACGACGATCCTGGCTCGGGCACGCATCGCCGCACAGGCGGCTTCAAGTTCCGCATGACTGGCGGTGGCGACCTCCGTGCGGCAGGCGCGCACCAGGACCGTCATCGCCGCTTCCGCGAGCTTGACGGCGAGGGTGTCGGGAGCGGGTGTGTTCATCGGCTGTCCTTTCGATGTGGTGGATGGCGTCACGAGATGAACGCGCTGTTCCCGATCGAAGCCAAGCTCTTTCTCGACGAAGGACGAACGAATGATTGAAGGTGCCGATGGGACTCTCGATTCGCGCGTATGCGCGTCACCGTGGCGTGTCCGATGCGGCGGTGCGCAAAGCCATCGCGGCGGGACGGATCACGCCGGAGGCAGACGGAACGATTGATGCCGAGCGCGTCGACCGGGAGTGGGCGCGCAATTCCGATGCGCCGCGCAATGGCACGACCGCCCGCGCGGTCAAGGTCGCCGTGCCGGAATCCAGCGCCAGCACGGGTGACGGGCCTGCCGCCTCATTGGCTACATCCGCAGCAGGCAGCACATCCTTGCTGCAGGCGCGCACGGTCAACGAAGTGGTCAAGGCGCAAACCAACAAAGTGCGCCTGGCCCGACTCAAGGGCGAGCTGGTGGATCGGCCGCAGGCCGTGGCGCACGTTTTCAAGCTGGCGCGCTCCGAACGCGATGCCTGGCTCAACTGGCCCGCACGCATCTCGGCACAGATGGCAGCCAAGCTCGGTGTCGATCCGCACGCGATGCACATAGCCCTGGAGTCGGCGGTGCGTGAGCACCTGCAGGAACTGGGCGAGATGCGTCCAAGGGTGGATTGATGGGCATGGACTACGAAGGCGCTGCCGAGATCGAGCGCGCGTGGCGTGAAGGGCTGGCGCCCGACCCACTACTCAGTGTGTCGGAATGGTCGGATCGCCACCGGATGCTCTCCAGCAAGGCGTCCGCCGAACCGGGCCGCTGGCGTACCAGCCGCACGCCATACCTGAAGGACATCATGGATTGCCTGTCGCCGACCTCGCCGGTCGAGCGGGTGGTGTTCATGAAAGCCGCCCAACTCGGCGCGACCGAGATGGGGTCAAACTGGATCGGCTACGTCATCCACCACGCGCCGGGGCCGATGATGGCCGTCTGGCCGACGGTGGAGATGGCCAAACGCAACTCCAAACAGCGGATCGATCCGCTGATCGAGGAATCGGCGGCGCTGGCTGAACTGATTGCACCGGCGCGCAGCCGGGATTCCGGCAACACCATCCTGGCCAAGGAGTTCCGGGGTGGCATGCTGGTGATGACCGGGGCCAACAGCGCGGTCGGGCTGCGCTCAATGCCAGTGCGCTACCTGTTCCTCGACGAGGTCGACGGCTATCCGTTGGACGTCGAGGGCGAAGGCGATGCGATCTCGCTGGCCGAAGCCCGTACACGCACCTTCGCGCGGCGCAAGATCTTCATCGTTTCGACGCCGACGATCTCAGGGGCGTCGGCTATCGAGCGCGAGTACGAGGCCAGCGACCAACGTCGCTACTTCGTGCCGTGCCCGCACTGCAACCACCCGCAGTGGTTGCGCTTCGAGCAACTGCGCTGGGACAAAGGACAACCGGAGACCGCTGCCTACATCTGCGAATCCTGCGACACCGCGATTGCCGAGCATCACAAGACGTGGATGTTGGAGCGCGGCGAATGGCGCGCGATGGCCGAGGGCAAGACGGCGGGATTTCACCTGTCGTCGCTGTACAGCCCGGTGGGCTGGCGCTCGTGGCGCGACATCGCCGCCGCGTGGGAAGCCGCCGTCAACAAGGAATCGGGATCGGCCGCCGCCATCAAGACCTTCAAGAACACCGAGCTGGGCGAGACGTGGGTCGAGGAAGGCGAAGCGCCCGACTGGCAACGCCTGCTGGAGCGCCGCGAGGACTATGCCATCGGCACCATTCCCGCAGGCGGCCTGCTGCTCACCGCCGGCGCCGACGTGCAGAAGGACCGCATCGAGGTCTCGGTCTGGGCCTTCGGGCGTGGCAAGGAGGCCTGGCTCATCGAGCACCGGGTGCTGATGGGCGACACCGCACGGGATGCGGTGTGGAAGGCGCTGGGCGGGATGCTCGCCGAGACCTGGACCCATGCCTCGGGCGCGGCCATGCCGCTGGCCCGCTTGGCGCTGGACACCGGCTTTGCGACACAGGAGGCCTACGCCTTCGTGCGCGCCTGCCGCGACGCGCGGGTGATGGCGGTCAAGGGCGTGCGGACGGGTTCGATGGGGGGCGCGGCCCTGATCGGCACACCGACGGCGGTCGATGTCTCGCAGGCGGGCAAGAAGCTGCGCCGGGGCATCAAGGTGTATGCGGTCGCGGTGGGGCTCGCCAAACTCGAGTTCTACAACCACCTGCGCCAGAGCGCGGAGGTGGCCGACGACGGCGTGACGGTGACCTACCCGGCCGGTTTCGTCCACCTGCCCAAGATCGACGCCGAGTTCATCCAGCAGCTCTGCGCCGAGCAACTGATCACCCGCCGCGACAGGAATGGCTTTCCGGTGCGGGAGTGGCAGAAGGTGCGCGAGCGCAACGAAGCGCTGGACTGCTACGTGTATGCCCGTGCTGCTGCTGCGGCCGCAGGGCTCGACCGCTTCGAGGAACGCCACTGGCGCGAACTGGAGCGGCAACTGGGGCTGGCCAGTCCGCCAGCCCTTGAAACACCTACTGAATCGATCACCGAGGCCACCCATCGAGGTGGCCTGGGTGTTTCTGGCAACCGCAACACCGGCCGGCGCGTGATCAAGAGCCGCTGGCTGTCCTGACGAGGAGACGCTATGTCACTGACCACCCGCATCGAGAGCCTGGTGCTCCGCGTCGCGCAGGAGTTCAACGACGTCCGCGTGAAGGCCGGGAACCTCGCCCAGCTCACCACCACCGACAAGTCCAGTCTGGTGGCGGCCATCAACGAGCTGAAGGCCGCGGTGGTGGCCTCGGGAGCGATCGACGACACCCAGGTCGCCACCACCAGCACCTACTCGTCGAGCAAGATCGTCACGCTGCTCGACACGCTCAAGGCCGAGATCCTGGGCGGGGCCGATGCCGCCTACGACACGTTGCTGGAGATCCAGCAGCTGCTGCAAGACGGCACCAGCGGCCTGGACGCCTTGCTCACTGCGGTGAACCACCGCGTGCGCTTCGACGCGGAGCAGACCCTGACGGCTACCGAGCAGGCCCAGGCGCGCAGCAACATCGGCGCCGTGGCCGCGGCTGACGTGGGCGACACCGACACCGACTTCGTCGCGATCTTCGAAGGGGCGCTGCTCTGATGAGTCTGGCTGCGCGCATCGCTGCCTTGGCCGGCCGCATCGGGCGGGAGGTCAAGGTCAAGGTCGGCGCCGACCACCCGGGTCTGGCGCGCGCCTGGGTGTGTTTCGGCCATGTCGGCAGCCAGATCGTCGTGCGCTCCTCGCACAACGTGGCCAGCGTGACCCGGACGGCCGCGGGCCGCTACCGCGTGACCTTTGCCACCGCCATGCCGGATGCGAACTACTGCTGGACGGCGCTCGCCCGCAGCAGCACCAACAGCGGCACGCAGCGCATTGCGATTGTGCGATCCAGCACCGACCAGAAGACCGCCCAGTTCGTCGACATCAGTTGCGCCACCACGTCTACATCGTTCGACGACTCCTCTGAAATCAACCTTGCGGTGTTCCGCTGATGGCCTACACACAAGCACACCTCGACGCACTGGAAGCGGCGCTGGTTAAGGGCGAGAAGCGCGTGACCTTTGGCGACAAGACCGTCGAGTACCGCAGCATCGATGAACTGAAAGCCGCCATCGCCGCCGTCAAGCGCGACCTCTTCGAGCAGGCCGTTGACACCGGTCTGTGGCCCGGTGCGCCGCGCCAGATCCGGGTCACCACGGGCAAGGGGTTCTGAGCATGCAATGGTTTGACCGTATGCGTAGACGTGTCGGCATCAGCCTGCTGGGTGGTACGCCGTTCTACGACGGCATCGGCGGTGGCCGCCGCGCGCTGGCGTGGCAGGTCGGCAACCCCGGCGCGGTCGCAGCGCTGGCCTATACGCAGAACGAACTGCGCGCCAAGAGCCGTGATCTGGTGCGGCGCAATGCGTGGGCAGCGGCAGGTGTCGAGGCCTTCGTCTCGAACGCCATCGGCACCGGCATCAAGCCGCAGTCGATGGTGGCGGACAACGCGCTGCGCGTATCCATCCACAGCCTATGGTGGGACTGGTGCGAGGACGCCGATGCGGCAGGCCTCACCGATTTCTACGGCCTGCAGGCCTTGGCCTGTCGCGCCATGCTCGAAGGCGGGGAATGCCTGGTGCGGCTGCGCTATCGCCGCCCGGAAGATGGCCTACCGGTGGGCCTGCAATTGCAGTTGCTCGAACCCGAACACCTGCCAGCCACGCTGAATCAGGAATTGGCCTCGGGAAACGTGATCCGCGCAGGCATCGAATTCGACAAGCTCGGACGGCGGGTGGCTTACCACCTGTATCGCTCGCACCCGGGCGATGGCTCTCTGGCCCCGATGTCGGGCACCGGTGGCGTGGTGGGCGGTCTCGACACCGTGCGTGTCCAGGCCAGCGAAATCATCCACCTGTTTCGTCCCTTGCGGCCCGGACAGATCCGGGGCGAACCCTGGCTGGCGCGCGCACTGGTCAAGCTCAACGAACTCGACCAGTACGACGACGCCGAGCTCGTGCGCAAGAAAACCGCCGCGATGTTTGCGGGCTTCATCACGCGCCTGTCACCTGAGGACAACCTGATGGGCGAAGGACTGCCGGATGCCAATGGCGCGGCGATGGCTGGGCTGGAGCCGGGTACGATGCAGATCCTGGAGCCTGGCGAGGACGTGAAGTTCAGCCAGCCCGCCGACGTGGGCGCGAGCTACGCCGAGTTTCTGCGCATGCAGTTTCGGGCGGTGGCCGCAGCGATGGGCATCACCTACGAAATGCTGACCGGCGATCTGACGCAGGTGAACTACTCGTCGATCCGGGCCGGGCTGCTGGAGTTTCGCCGCCGCTGCGAGGCCATCCAGCACAACGTGATCGTCCACCAACTGTGCCGCCCGATCTGGCGGGCGTGGATGGAGCAGGCGCTACTCGAAGGCGCGCTGGCGCTGCCGCAGTTCACCGAGAAGAAGCGCGACTACCTCGCGGCCAAATGGATTCCGCAAGGTTGGCAGTGGGTCGATCCGAAGAAGGAATTCGACGCGATGCTGACTGCCATTCGTGCCGGGCTGCTGTCGCGCTCGGAAGCCATCTCGGCCTTTGGCTACGACGCCGAGGACATCGACCGCGAGATCGCCGCCGACAACCAGCGTGCCGATGCGCTCGGTCTGGTCTTCGACTCCGACCCGCGCCACGACAAGTCAGTGCAGGTTGTCAGTCCTGCTGGCGCACGGCCGCTCGAAGACGACGATCCGTCAGCTACGAGCGCTTGAGGTCACGGTAGAAGTTTTCGTGGGGGCCGACGGCCTCCAGATACACCAGCCGGACGCTGTCATCGACGGTGTAGCCCAGCAGGTACAGCAGGTTCTGGCTGCGAAATTTGTAGACCAGCAGGTCGGCCAGATCGCCTTTTTTGCGATCACCCGCCGTGGGATCAGCTGCCACCACTTCGGTGGCCGCATCCACATCGGCGGCCACGTTGTCGTGCAGCTTTTTGTAGGCGCGCGCAAAACGCCGGGTTTGTTTGAGCCCGTAGCTCATGCGCGGCGCGACCGGGGCACGAAGTCAGTGGCCTCCGCGCGCGATTCGGCCAGCGAGGCCAGCGATTCGGCAATGAAGCTCACCGGCAGGTCGGGGTTGTCCAGCGCAGCCCGACCAACCTTGGCCCAGTACTCGATCTGCCCGGCAATGGTGCGGTGCTCGCTTACTGCCTCGCTGCGGGCTTGGTCGTACAGCGTCTGGTCGATGCGAATGGATGTCGATGTGCTCATTGGGGCCTCCGATTGAGATGTGTTTTCAATGCAAACAATTTACCACAAATGTGGCAAATCATCAAGGAACCCACCCATGCACCTCATCCATCTGGCGTCCCGCATCCTCGGGACGCCGCTACTCATTGCGCGTCCCAAGCTTGATGTGATCCTCTCCGTGCTGGGTTCACGTATCGGCTTGCCCGACCGGGACATGGCCTTTCCCATCCCCGAACCCAAGCAGGCCCGGGCGTTTGCGCAGTCGGGCATTGCCGTCATTCCGGTGTTCGGCACCCTGGTCAAACGCTCGCTGGGCCTCGATGCCGCTTCGGGCCTGATGGCCTACGGCGAACTGGAATCCCGGCTGGAGACCGCGCTGGCCGACCCGCAGGTGGCGGGCATCCTGCTCGATCTGGATTCCCCCGGCGGCGAAGCGGGCGGCGTGTTTGAACTGGCCGAGCGCATCCGCGCCGCCAGCACCATCAAGCCGATCTGGGCGCACGCCAACGATGCTGCGTACTCGGCGGCTTTTGCCATCGGGGCCGCCTGCCAGCGCCTGACGCTGTCGCAGACCGCCGGTGTCGGGTCGATTGGCGTGATCGCGTTGCACGTCGACCAGTCGGTGAAGGATGCCAAGGACGGCCTGAACTACACCTCCATCTTCGCGGGCAGCCACAAGAACGATTTTTCGCCGCACGAGCCTCTCAGCCCGCAGGCCACCACGGCGTTGCAGGCTGAAGTGGATCGCCTCTACGACATCTTTGTGAATCAGGTCGGGCAGATGCGCGGCCTTGACCCGGATGCCGTGCGTGCCACCGAGGCTGGGCTGTTCTACGGCGAGCAGGCGGTGGCAGCAGGTCTCGCCGACGCCGTGATGCCGCTCGAACAGGTGATGACCGAATTCACCGATGCGTTGGCGGCCAAGCAGCGGCTGACACAGCCCGGCGTGGCCCGCGCCTCGCCGCGAAATCTGTCCACGCAGCCCATTTCAAGCCCGCCCCGAAGCAAACCTTTCACCCTGGAGAACACCATGACCGACCCCAAAAACGACCACGACAACCCAAACGATCCGACCGACACCGACCCGCAGGGCGACCAGCCGCAGACCGACAGCGATCCGCAACCGACGCCTGCAGCCCAAGCAGCACTGGCGCTGTCTTTTGCCAGCGGACGCGGCCAAGCGCAGGCCATCGCAGAGATGTGCCTGATCGCGGGCCAGTCGCAACGCACGGCGGAGTTCCTCGCAGCAGGATTTTCCGAAGCGCAGGTGCGTCGGGCCTTGCTCGATGCTCGTGCCGACCAACCCGAAATCGCCTCGCGCATCACCGCCGATGCAGGAACCAGTCAGCGCCCGGAAAACAGTCCGGTGGTCGCTGCCGTCAAGAAACTCACCGCCAAGGAGTAAGCCATGCCCACTGTCTCTCAACCCAAGAACCTCGGCGACCTGCTGAAGTACGAAGCGCCGAACCTCTACTCGCGCGACCAGGACACCGTCGCTGCCGCGCAGAACCTGTCGCTGGGCACCGTGGTGGGCCGCGAAACAGCCACTGCCAAGCTCAAGGCAATCGACCCGAACGCCACGGACGGTACGGAAATCGCCGTTGGCGTGCTTGGCAATGACGTCGATGCGACGCTGATCGACCGTGAGGACGCGATCCTGATCGCCCGCCACGCCATCGTCGCGCGCGGCGCATTGGTCTGGCCGACCGGTCTCACGGTTGCACAGAAGGCAACTGCCGTTTCCCAACTCACCGCCCTTGGGGTGCTGGTGCGCGATAGCGCCTGACCACGCCCCGACGATCCATCTCACTCCCCCGAAAACCCGCCGCTGTGCGGGTTTCGTCATTTCTGGAGCCCCCAAATGCAGAACCCTTTTGAAAACACCGGCTTCTCGATGGCCAGCCTGACGGCCGCCATCAACCTCCTGCCCAACCGCTACGGGCGGCTGGAGCAACTCAACCTGTTCCCGGTCAAGCCGGTGCGCACCCGGCAGATCATCGTCGAGGAGTTCGCCGGTCGCCTGAACCTCTTGCCCACCCGCGCGCCCGGTTCACCCGGCACGGTCGGCGAGCGTGGCCAGCGTAAGCTGCGCTCCTTCGTGATCCCGCACATCCCGCACGACGACGTGGTGCTGCCGGAAGAAGTGCAAGGCCTGCGCGCCTTTGGTTCCGAAACCGAGATGGAAGCCATTGGCGGCGTCATGGCCCGTCACCTGGAGACCATGCGCAACAAGCACGCCATCACCCTGGAGCACCTGCGCATGGGCGCGCTCAAGGGTGAAATTCTCGACGCCGACGGCAGCACGCTGGTCGATCTGTTCGACGAGTTCGACATCACGGCGCAGAGCGTGCCGTTCGAATTCTCCACCGCCACCGACAACGGCCAGCTCAAGGGCGCATGCCTCGAACTGCTGGGCCTGATGGAAGATGGTCTGGCGGGCGAGTTCTCCACCGGTCTGCACGTGCTGTGCTCGCCGGAGTTCTTCCGCGCGCTGACCACCCACAAGGAGGTCAAGACCGCCTACCAGAACTGGCAACAGGGCGCGGTGCTGATCAACGACATGCGCGCTGGCTTCAGCTACAGCGGCATCACCTTCGAGGAATACCGGGGCCAGGCGTCCTATGTGAAAGCCGACGGCACGCTGGGTACGCGCCGCTTCATCGCCGCTGGCGAAGCCCACGCCTTCCCGGTTGGCACGGTGGACACCTTCGCCACGTACTTCGCGCCCGCCGACTTCAACGAAACCGTGAACACCCTCGGTCAGCCGCTGTACGCCAAGCAGGAGCCGCGCAAGTTCGACCGGGGAACCGACCTGCACACGCAGTCGAACCCGCTGCCGATGTGCCACCGCCCGGGCGTGCTGATCAAGCTGACGTCGGCCTGATGGATGTCGCCACGCTCTACGAGGCGGCGCGCAAAGCCGGGTTGCTGACGCCGGTGTCCTTTGCCGGTGTCACCGTGCATTGCGCCTTCCGCGCTCCGGACGAAACCGTGCTCGATGGCTTCGCGCTGTCGCGGGACTACCAGATCGACTACCCGGCGGCGTGGCTGACGCTGGCAGCCGGGGACACGGTCGAGGTGGCAGGCAACACCTATCAGGTGCGCGACGTGCGTGCCATCGGCGACGGCTCCGAGCGGCGCGCTTCGCTCTCCCAACCCTGAGGACAACTTCATGAACTCCGTCCGCGAGCGCGTCTTGCGGGAGGTCGTCACACGCCTGTCATCCGCGATTGCACCGATCCCGGTGCTGCGGATGCCTGCCGTGCCGGTCGCCCGCGAGGCCAGTCCGGCGCTGCTGCTGTTCGTCGATGGCGACAGCATCACCGCCCACGCCAATTACCTCGTCGACCGGCTCTTGATCGTCCGGCTTGCCGTGGTGGCACGCGGCGCGGATGCCTTCGACGTGGCTGACCTGGCACTGGTCGCGGCCCACGCGGCCTTGCTGGCCGACCCGAATCTGGGCGGCCTCGCCATCGCCGTGCGCGAGATCGACTGCGAATGGGAGTTCGACGACGCCGACGCCGACGCCGGGGCCGCAGCGCTGCCGGCCCGCTACGAGATCCGCTACCGCACCCACGCCATCGACCTCACCCAAACAGGATGAATCCCCAATGCACATCGAACTGCTCAAACCCCACACCCACGCAGGCCAGCGCCGCGACGTGGGCGAACGTCTCGACCTTGCTGACGCCAGCGCCCGTTGGCTGATCGCGCAAGGCACGGCCAAGGCGGCCATCCCCGCCACCGATTCCAAACCCGCCCGCCGTGATGCCACGTCCGGTGTTTCCACAACTGCAGCCACCCAAGGAGACTGACCATGGCTTACTTTTCCGGACAAGGCCGCGTCTACATCGGCGCACGCGATGACCTCGGCAACCCGGCAGGCCTCACCTTCGTCGGCAACGTGCCCGAACTGAAGGTGTCGCTGTCGGTGGACACCATCGAGCATCATGAAGCGCAGTCGGGTCAGCGCCTGACCGACTTGCAGCTTATCAAGACCAAGAAAGGCGAATTCGCCTGCACGCTGGAAGAACTGATCGCCACCAACCTGGCGCTCGCGCTCTACGGCACCACGACCACGATTACTCCCGGCACCGTCACGGGCGAGCTGCTGCCCAACCCGGTCACGCCCGGCAGCCTGTACCCGCTGGCGGCGCAGAACGTGTCCGCCGTGCAGATTCAGGACTCCGATGCCACGCCCAAGACGCTCCCGGCAAGCCAATACAGCGTCAATGCCAAGCACGGCTCGCTGGTGGTGCTGGATGCCACGTCGGGCGGCCCGTACACCGAGCCGTTCACCGTCGATTACGCCTATGGCGCAGCGCAGAGCACGGCGATGTTCACCCAGCCCTTGCCCGAGCGCTGGATTCGCTTCGAGGGGCTCAACACCGCCGACGGCAACCGCGAGGTGGTGATCGACCTCTACCGCGTGGCCATCAACCCGGCCAAGGAACTCTCGATCATCACCGACGAACTGCTCAAGTTCGAGCTGTCGGGCCAAGTGCTGGCGGATCTGACCAAGCCGGTCGGCGGTGATCTCGGCCAGTTTGGTCGTCTGGTGCTGCTGTGATGGGTGACGTGATGGATGACTTCAAAACCTTCCCACCGGCACTGGTGGTCGTGACGCTATCCGGCACTGCACTGGAACTGACGCCGATCCGGCTGGGCGAGTTGCCACGGCTGCTGGCCGTAGTACGCCCGCTGGCCGAGGAAATCACCAGCGATCCGGACTGGATGGCGCTGCTGGGCCAGCACGGCGAAGCCATGCTCGACCTGCTGGCGATCACCGCCCGGCGCGAGCGGGCGTGGGTCAACGATCTGCCGCTGGACGACGCGGTGCAACTGGCTGCCGCCGTGTTCGAGGTGAATGCGGATTTTTTCGTGGGCCGGGTGGTACCGGGCATCCAGCGCTCGGCCGAGAAGCTGGCCCCGCTGCTGCACCGCCTTGGGACATCGCCGTCGCCCGCCTGATCCGGGGCGGCCATCGGCTGCCCGACGTGCTGGCCTACACGCTCAGGCAGGCGCAGGCCTTTCTGGATGCCGATGGCCTGCTCGAACGGCAAGGGTTGGCGCAATGGCTGGGCGTGGTGGCGGTCGCCGCCCAAGGCGAAAAGCGCAGCATCGAACAACTGCAACGCGATCTCCTGAAGGACTGACCATGCGTCTCTCGCTCACCACCACCGGCTTGCTGGACCCGCGCCAGTTGGCGGCGTGGAGCACCGAGCGGCGTCGTGCCATCCACACCGCCGTCGCCAAGGGCATGCGATCGGGCGGGCGCGAGGTGCGTGACGCGGCGCGAGCCGAGATGCGCAGCGCCTTCACCGTCAAGCGCAACGGCTTCATCTCCTCGATGGGCGTGAAGGTGTTCGACAAGAAGCCCAATGAACTGCCTGCCCTCTGGGTGGGCAGCAAGATCCCCTGGCTCGGCCTGCACGAAAAAGGCGGCACGGTGAGTGGCAACCTGCTGATCCCACTGCTGCCCGGGCGCATCGGTCCGAAACGATTCAGGGCGGTCATCGATGGCCTGATGCGTTCGGGCAATGCCTTCTTCATCGAGAAGAACGGCCGTGTGCTGCTGATGGCCGAGAACATCAAGGAGAACGCCTCGCAACTCAACCGCTTCAAACGTGCCGAGCGTTCCCGAACTGGCGCAAAACAGATCAAGCGCGGCCAGGAAATTCCCATCGCCGTGCTGGTCAAGCGCGTCGATCTCAAACGACGACTTGATCTGGCCGGTGGCGTGCAACGCGCGCTGCCTGCCTTGGCGCGGGCGATTCAAAAAGAACTGGAGCGCAGTAGATGATCAGCGTAGAGCCTGCAAAGTCGCCAGCGGCAAGAACAGCGTCAACGGCGTGGCAGGCAAGGCAATGAAACCGTGATGTCGGTAAAACGCGCATGCGGTTTCGTCCTTGGCATCAACCACCAAAGCATAGGCAGCGATTTCGGCACGGGCGGTACGCTCCAACGCATCGGCCAGCAATGCGCCGCCCAGCCCAATGCCTACGAAGGATCGGTCAACCGCAAGCCGTCCCATGCGCACCACCGGCACGGTGGGATAACGCGGCAGTTTTTTACGCGCAGATTCAGGCAGATCGGTGAGCAGCACGCTGCTCGAGGCCAGGGTGTAGTACCCGGCGATGCGCTGCTCGTCGTCAAGGGCCACGAAACAGGCGGCGATGCGGCGACGCGTATCTTGCCCCACCTGCTCGTGCAGATAGCGGTTCAGCGCCTCCGATGCACAGCGAAATGCGCTGCGCTCATGCGCCGCATCCAGCGGCACAACCCGAAGCGGCGCACTCATTCGCTGCGCAGCAATTTACGGCGACGGGCATAGGCGCGCTCCAGAGCCTGGGTGGGTGCAGGCGGCGTCAGCAAGGCTTGGGCAAAGCATTCCTGATCAGCCAAAGCCATGCGGATGACATCGGTTTGGTCGATGACACACCGCGCGGCATCTTGCACGGCAGCGACGACAAAGTCCGTCATGGTGCGGCCCTGCAATTCGGCGGCGCGTTTGAGCAGCGCGTGCAGATCGGCGCTGATGCGGGCCTCAAGGCGCGCAGTCGTGGGCGTTTTGGACATGGCAAGTACCTCCTGATCCAATTTTACGGCAAATTGCCGTACAAGTCCAGTTTCAGTGTGTGGAAGGCTTGAATCCTTCTGGGGAAGAACAAATGGCAAGCAATCGTGCGCAAATCCTTATCAGCGCCGTTGACCAGACCAAGACCGCTTTCGACTCGATCAAGCGCGGTCTGGGCGGACTGACCGACACCGCCAAGAGCGTGAACGGCATTCTCGCCAAGCTTGGCGTGGCGGTGTCGGTGGCGGGCCTGACCGAGATGGTGAAGTCGGCCATCGACACGGGCGATGCGCTCGATGAGATGTCGCAGCGTGTCGGTGTCAGCGTCGAGACTCTTTCAGTCTGGAAACCGGCGGCCGAGCAGGCCGGTGTGTCGGGCGAATCGTTCGAGAAGGGCCTGCGCAAGCTGTCCACCACGATGCTGGAAGCGGCGACCGGGTCGGAAGATGCCGCGCGCGGATTCTCCGCCGTGGGTGTCGAGTTCAAGAACCAGGACGGCACCCTGCGCGCCACCGATCAGGTGCTACTGGATCTGGCTGAGCGCTTCAAGTCCATGCCCGATGGCGCGGAGAAAACCGCCCTGGCGATGCGCGTGTTCGGCAAGTCGGGCGCCGAGCTGATCCCGTTCCTGAATCAGGGGCGCGACGGCATCGATGAGCTGGCTGCCGAGATGCAAGCGCTCGGCGTGCAGATGAGTTCCGAAACCGCCGCGCAGGCGGGCAACTTCAACGACGCCCTCGACAAGCTGAAACTGGCCACCACCAGTATCGGCAACCAGATCATCGCCTCATTGCTGCCCGCCTTGAACGACATGGCCGGTGGCATGGTCGAGTCGGCCAAGCAAGGCGGCACGCTGCGCGTGATCCTCGACGGCGTGGTGTTGGTACTCAAGACCCTGGCGCTCGGTGCCGCCACGGTCGGCAAGGCCTTCGTCGCCCTGGGCGAGGCCATTGGTGCCGGTGTCGCGGCGGCGGTCGAAGCGCTCAAGGGCAACACCGACGGAGCGAAGGCCATCATTGCCGACCTCAAAGGCAATCTGGTCAAACGGCTGGATGAGCTGGCCGGGTTCCGCGACAGCCTGTTCGACCCCAAGCCCGTCGAGGTCAAGGCACCGAAGATTCAGGCCGATCCGGCGCTGCTGCAACGCATGACCAAGCCGCAACCGGTGCAGGACACCAGCGGCGCGCAGACCGCCTTGATGAAGGCACGGCTCGATGCCGAGTTCGCCTTGCTCAAGGACGGTCTGGCCCGGCAACAAACGGCGCTGGATGCTGCCCTCGAAGACCGTCTGGTGTCGGTGCGCGACTACTACGCGCAGAAGACGGCCATCGAGCAGCGCGAAGTCGAGGCCGAGATCGCCCGCGTGCAGCAGGAACTGGCGCGCGGCCAGCAGATGGTCACGGGTGGCAGATCGGAGAACGACCGCCTCAAGGCCCGCGCCGACGTCGCCAAGGCGGAAGCGGAACTCATCGTGCTCAACAACCGGCGCTTGGGACTAGAGCAGGCCAACGCCCGCAAGGCGGCACAAGCCGAGCGGGAACTGGCCGATGCGCTCGCCGCTGCGCGTGAGGAACTGGCGCAGATCACCGGCACGGCGACCGACGCCGACCGGCAAGCCGCCATCGAGCGCAGCTACCGCGATCTGCGCGCTCGCCTCGCTGCGGAAAGCGATGCCGATGGCGTGTCGCTGGTGGATCGGCTGATCAATGTGAAAGCCGCGCAAGCCAATCTGGCGGCGCTGGAAGACCAATGGCGGCAGGTCACCGAACGGCTGCGCAATGCGCAGGAAGCCATCGGCATCCAGCAACAGGCCGGATTGCTGACCGAAGCGCAGGCGCGCCAGCAGATCGTGGCCCTGCAACAGCAATCGGCCAGCGAGATGGAACGTCTGCTGCCAACCATGCAGCAGGCCGCGCAGGCCATTGGCCCGGATGCGGTGATCCGCGTGCAGGCGTGGCGCAACGAGCTGGATCGCACCCGACTCACCGTCGATGAAATGGCGCCGCTGTGGAACCGCATCGGCGAGAGCTTCGGTGGTGCGCTCAACGGGATGATCACCGGCGCGCAGACCTGGCGCAGCGCCTTGGCGAGCCTCTTCCAGCAGGTGTCAGACGCCTTCCTACAGCAGATCGTGATCCAGCCGTTCCAGCAGTGGATGGCGATGCAGGCGCGCATGCTCGCGATGAAGCTCAGCTTCATCCAGCAGGAGCAGACCGCCGAAGCCGCCGCCAGCGCCGCGTCCCTTGCCCAGAAATCCACGCAAACCACGGCCGAGGTGTCGATGGAAGCGGCCAAGGCCGGGGCGGGGGCGGCGGCGTCGCAGGCCTCCATTCCCATCGTCGGGCCGGGGCTGGCCATCGCCGCGATGGGGGCGATGGTCGCGGCGGTCCTAGCGCTGTTGGGCGGCATCAAGAAGTTCGCGGGCGGCGGCCTGGTCTCCGGGCCGGGCAGCGCCACGTCGGACTCGATTCCGGCGCGGCTGTCGGCGGGCGAGTACGTGGTGCGCGCCGCCGCCGTGCGGCAAGTGGGCGTGGCCTTTCTCGACTCGCTCAACGGCCTGTCGGTCGGGCCGCGCTTCAAAGGTGGCGAGTTGGCCTTTGCGGCGGGCGGTTTGGTGCCCGAGGTGAAGGTGCCGCCCGCGCAGCCGCAGGTCAATCAAGCGGTGCGCATCGTCAACGCCATCGATCCGGGCGTCACGCACGACCACCTGCAATCGCCTGCCGGGGAGCGGGTCATCGTCAACATCATCGGACGCAATGCACGGGCGATCCGTGCGGCGCTGCAAGGGTAAATCTCATGGCACTCCTGTTCATCGACGGCTTCGACCACTACGACCCGCAGGCGCTGGACGACTTCGGCCAGCCGTGGCTGGCGCGCGGCAAGGCGGCGTATCTGTCGCCGCAGACCACCCGCGTGCAGGGACGGCGGCCGTCGTCGTTTGCGCTGCGCCTGCCGGAAGGCTCGGGTGGCGGCTACGTCAAAAACCTCGATGCCACCAAGACCAGCCTCATCATCGGCGCGTCGATTCGCATCGTGCCTTACGAGAACACCTACGCCGAGCCCTTGCTGCTCGGCGTGCGGGACGCCAACGCGCAGGTCGCGCATCTGGTGAAGGTCGGCGAGGACGGTCGGCTCAAGCTCTACCGCTGGACAGGGTCGGGAATGAGCGGCTACGAGCAACTGATCTCGACCTCGGTGGTCACGGCTCCCGCGCGCGGCTGGCACTACATCGAGTTGCAGGTCACGCAAGGCACCAGCAACGGCGTGCTGTCGGTGCGCATCAACGGCGTCCTGGCCATCCAGATGACCGCGCAGAACACGATTCAGGGCGGCGGGCCTTTGCTCACCGCCTTTCTCGGCGCGATTCCGGGCCAGCCCTGCCCGTTGACGCTCGACGTCGATGACTTCTACATCGCGGATACCAGCGGCACGATCAACAACACCTTCCTGGGCGACGTGCGCGTCGACGCCTTGCAGGCGCAAGCCGATGGCAGCCTGAACCAGTGGACGGTGACGCCCTCTGGCACCGCCGCGTGGCAAGCCGTCGGCGACGAGGATGAGCGCACCTTCATCAGCGCGCCCAGCGCCGGACTGCGCCAAAGCTTCGATGTCGCGCCGCTGCCAGCGATGGCCACGCCGGCGGTGTTCGGCGTGCAACTGACGATGCTGGCGCGCAAGACCGATGCGGGCTTGGGCAAGGTAAAAGGCCTCGTGGTCAGCGGCGCGCAAACCGCCGTCAGCCCCGAGGTGATCCTGCAGGAACAACAGGCGTGGCAGTGCGCGCTGTTCGAGCGCAATCCGAACGGCAACGTGCAGTGGACGGAGGCCGCCTTCAACGCCGCCGAGTTCGGGATGGAGTCGGCGTGACCGAATCCGTCGTTGTTCAAACGGTTGCGGAAACATCGAGCCAGCCGCTACCCGGCAATGCGCTGACGGAACTGCGTGGCGAAGTGCTGTCACGCGCCGCCGCAGGCAGCCTGACCGCCGAACTGGCTGCCGAAACCGCCAGCGCACCGTGGCCGCCGAATCGCGCCGCGACGTGGCTGGCCGAACTGCTGGCCAAGCCCTGGCCGCCGCTGGTCGGGCCGGTGTTCGTGGTCGAGGTGCTGCGTCGGGATACGGCCGCTGCCGCCATCGTCGCCACCGGCATGGACGCCTTTGGCGACACGCCGTGGCCGCAGGCGCAACGTGGCGTGTTTGCCTTCCGCCACGACTGGGCCGAACCGCTGATCGAACGACTGGAGTGGCAGACCGGCGTGACGCGCCTGGCCAGCGGCAACGAATCGCGCCAGGCGCGCCGCAAGGTGCCGCGCCGCACGCTGAGCTATCGGGTCGGCAATGCGCGCCCGACCGATGCGCTGGTGGCCGACTGGCTGGCCGACCATCTGGGCCAGCAGGCGTGGTGGCCGCTGCCCCAGCACGCCGTGGCGCTGACCGCGCACGCCGAAGCCGGTGCGCCGGCCCTTGCTGTGCAGGAGGCCGACTGGCGGCATTTTGTGCCCGCACGCGCCGACCTGCGGCTCGACGGGAACGGCGTGCAGGGCTGGCAAGGTGATGAAGTCTGGGCGCTGCTCATCGCGCCCGATGGTTGGCAGCAGGTGCAGTTGCGTCAGGTCGCGCCGGATACCCTGTGGCTCACCGAGCCCTTGGCCCGCCGCGCGCCACCGGGCAGCAGCGTGCTGCCGCTGGTGTGGGGCCGCGCCGTCGATCCTGCCGATCTCACCCAATGGGTGCCGGGTAGGGTCGGCGGTAACGTGGTGGCCCAGCTCGAACCGGCGCCGCCGCCGGATGCCGGCCTGCTCGACGATCCTTGGCTGGACGATCTGCCGGTGTGGCCCGATGGCAACTGGCGGGACGATCCGACGGCCGTCGCGCAAGCGACGATCACTCGCCAAGATTTTTCCGCCGCCGATGCGTGGATGCGCCGCGACGATCCGTGGGCGACCACGACCTTCCAGCGGCGCTATCTGGCCAGTTCTCCCGATGAAATCGACATCTGGCGCGCCCGCCTGTGGCAAACGCAAGGGCGGCTCAACCCGTTCTGGCTGCCCGATGGGCTGGCCCCGATCCTGTGGATGACCACTGAAGCCGACCCCGAGGACGGCTTTCTGCGCGTGGGCGGCAAGGATGTCTCCGCGTTTTGGCATCGTCCCGCCGCCTGCCTGATCGTGCACCCGGACGGTACCCGGCAACACGCGCTGACCGCCACCTGCCATCTGGACGGCGACGCGGTGCTGGTGCTGCGCTCGGGCCTCGCGACTCGAGTGCCCGCAGGCAGCCGGGTCATTCGCCTTGCCCGCTGCCGCCTCGACCACGACGCCATCGACCTGTACTGGCACGGCCCGACGCTGCTGGAGATCACGTTGACCTGCCGCCAGCTGCCCGAGCCGCGTTGCAACAACCGCATCATATACATGCCGAGCTGACCATGAGCCACGCCGTCACGAACAGCGCGTGTCCGATTGCACCGCATCCCTTGTCCGAGGTCGAGCTCTACGCCTTTGCCAGCAACAGCGCGCAGTTCTACCTGACCCCGCACGAGTTCGATGTCGATCTCGAAGGCACGCTGTACAGCAGCCTCCCCATCGAGCGCAATGAACTGGCGCTGGGTGCCGAGGCCGCCAAGTCGGCGCTGGAACTCAAGCTGCCGCCGAGCGCCGATCTGGTGCGCCATCTGCTGGCCAGCGCACTGAGTGGCGACACCACCGCCGTCACGCTGCGCATCGGCCAGCGTGACACCTGGGGTGACATCTGGTGGCTGTCCGGCACGCGCTGGATGGGCCGCGTGCTGGGCGTGGAAGTCGCTGATGATCAGGCGCGCATCCGCTGCGAATCGGCGCAGGTCAGTTTGAAGCGCATCGGACTGCGCAGGCTCTACAGCCGCAAGTGTTCGCACGTGCTGTATTCGGCGGCTTGCGGTGCTGGGCCGATCACCGCCGACGCCTTTGTCTTGGAGGTCTACGGCCGCAGCGTCGATCTCGACGGCGGCGTGCCGGGCGGCGTCAGCGGCAGCCTGGCCGGTGGCTGGCTGCAAACGCCCGATGGCGCGCGGCACATGATCGTCAGCGACACCGGCAGCGGCGTGGAGCTGCTCTATTCCGTGGCCCTCGAACCGGGTACCGAAGTGCTGCTGACGGCCGGTTGCGACCACAGCACGGCAACCTGCGCCGCGCGCTTCAACAACCTCGACAACTACGGCGGCTTTCCCGCCATCCCGAGCAAGAACCCGTTTTCGACGGGCGTGTTCTGAATCCCTGGAGAAATCGCCATGTGGTACCTCGTCGTCATCGTGGTGGCGGCGCTGATCTCGAGCGCGCTCGCCCCGAAACCGCCAGAACCCAAACCGGCGTCCCTGTCCGACGTCGATGCGCCCACCGCCGAAGAAGGCCGCCCGATTCCCGTCGTATTCGGCACCGTGCTGCTGCGCGGGGCCAACGTGGTCTGGTACGGCGATCTGGAAGCCGACCCGATCAAGAAGAAAGGTGGCAAGAAATGAGCGCGGACGTGACCGTGACCATCGACGACGTGCGCGCCGCTGGCCTGTGCGTGAACGGCACGCGCGTCTGGTTCGCGCGTCACGATCTGGACTTTCGTGCCTTTTTGCGTGAGGGCTGCACGGCTGAAACCCTGCTGGCCACGGGTGATGCGATGGCGTTGCGGGTGGTCGAGCGCGCGCGCAATCGGTTGGGGCACGGCTGATGGGCGGCAGCAGCAAGAAGCAAACCGTCGGCTACCGCTACCGCATGGGCCTGCATCTGGTGCTGTGCCAGGGGCCGGTCGATGCCGTGCAGGAAATCCAGATGGGCGAGCGTACCGCGTGGGGCGATGCCGAGCGTGGGCCGCTGCCGAGCGGACATGGGCTGACCAGCCTCTCGATCAACAAGCCCACCCTGTTTGGCGGCGACGCACGCGAAGGCGGTGTGGTGGGCACCGTCGACGTGCTGTCTGGCGGCCCGGCCCAGGGGCGCAACGACTATCTGATGGCGCGCCTCGGCAGTTCCATTCCGGCCTTCCGCGGCGTGCTGTCCTTGGTGGCGCGCAAGATTCTGTTTGCCGCCAACAACCCCTACATCAAGCCGTGGGCGGTGCGCGTGCGCCGCTTCACGGCAGGCTGGTTTGGATCGCCTTGGATGGCGTGGAACGCCGAGGTAACTGCATGGGACGACGATCTGGGCCGTGAGATCAGCGTCGGCATGAACCCGGCGCACATCCTGGTTCAGTGCCTCACCGATCCGCACTGGGGCATGGGCTATCCGCTGGACAGCATCGGCGGCAGCTTCTGGAACGCAGCGTGGGCGCTGTCGAGCGAGGGCTTTGGTCTGAATCTGATCTGGACGCGCCAGCAGTCCATCGAGAACTTCATCGCGCAGGTGCTCGACCACATCGGCGGCATCCTCTACACCGACCCGGAGCAAGGCACGTTCGAGCTGAAGCTGCTGCGCGACGACTACTGGATCGACAGCCTGCCGCAGCTGGGGCCGGACCAGATCGTGCGACTGGAGCGTTTCGAGCGCGCCCAATGGGGCGAGCTGCCCAACGAGCTCACTGTCGTCTACACCGATTGGCAAACCGGCGGTGATGCGACGGTCACAGTCGAAAATCTTGCCGCCATCCAGTTGCAAGGCGGCGTGATCAATCAGCGCCGCGACTACCCAGGCGTGAACTACGGGCCTCTCGCTGCCCGGCTGGCGCTGCGTGACCTGCGCGCCCTGGGCTCGCCGCTGGCCCGGATGAGCTTGACCGTGGCGCGCGACACGCTGGAACGTGCGCCGCTGCCGGGCGATGTGTTCCTGCTCAACTGGCCGCCCCTGGGCATCGACCAGATGGTGGTGCGCGTGACCGGCATCGACACCGGCACGCTGGGCGCATTGGAGTGGCGCATTGAGGCGATGGAGGACGTGTTCGGCCTGGACAACGTCGTGCTCGCCCCGCCGCCACCCATCATCGAGGAGCCGCAGCTTGTGCCGCTGCCGCCCGCACTGGTACTGGCGGTGGAGATTCCATATTGGGAACTGGCGCGCAGCTTGTCGCGGGCTGAACTCGATTACCTGACCGACACCGACGCGCCGCTGGGTGCCTTGGCCGCTGCCGGCGGTGCGGGGCAACTGAACTGGCAACTCGCCACGGGCGCGTCCGCAGGCGACCTCGCAGCCGTCGTGGGCGAGGACTACGCGCCGCTGCTCACGCTGGATGCCGCCTTGCCCGCCAGCGAAACCGATGCCGTCAGCGTGCCAGTGACCGCCATCAGCCAGCCGGAACGACTGGCCGTGGGCGACTACGCCTACCTGCTCGATGCCAGCGGCGACATCCGCGAGGCCGTGGCCGTCCTGGACTTCGACACGGCAAGCGCCCGCATCGATCTCGCACGCGGCGTGCTCGACACCACGCCGCAGTCCCACGCCAGCGGCACGCGGCTGATCGGTGTCGGTGAATGGCTGGCATCCGAAGGCGGTGAGCGCGCTCCGGGCGAATCGGTGTTCGTGGGAGCGATTCCTTGCACATCGACCGGTCAGGGCGATCCTGTGTTCGCCGCCAATGGGCAGCCGATGTTGCTGGCTGGTCGGCAGGCTTTGCCGTATCCACCCGGACGCATTCGCCTCAATGGCCAGACCGAGCCAGCGGTGGTGGCCGGTGACCTCACCGTCGCGTGGGTCCACCGCGACCGCACGCAGCAGACCGCCTACCTCGTGAAGCAAGACGCAGGCGACATCGGCCCGGAACCTGGCGTGAGCTACACGCTGCGCATCCGGGATCGCACTGGCGCGCCGGTGCATACCGCAACCGGCATTTTTGGCAACAGCGTCGTCTGGGACGTGGCCGGCGCTGCAGCGGATGCCGGAGCGCTGGGTGACCGCGTCACGCTGGAAATCACTGCCGTGCGCGACGGGCTGGAAAGCTGGCAGCCGCAGGTGCGGCAAGTCATTCGCGCGGGCTACGGCCTGCACTACGGCAACTACTACGGAGGGATCTGATGGCCAACACCGACCCGAACCTTGGGCTCACCTACGGCTGGACGCTGGGTGAAAGCGGCTGGGGCAGCGCGATGGACGCCAACCTCAAACGCCTCGGCGCAACCGTCGGCCTGTCCGTCAAAGACCGCGACCTGACCACGCCACCGCCCAGCCCCGCCAACGGCGACCGCTACATCGTCCCCGCCGCCGCCACCGGCGCGTGGGCAGGCAAAACCAACCAGATCGCCGTGCGCATCGATGGCGCGTGGGAATACAACCCGCCAAGGGTCGGCTGGCTTTGCTACGTCGAGGACGAGGCCAAGCTCTCGGTCTTCAAACCCACCGGCTGGAGCGCGGGCATCGCCATCTGATTTTTCCTGCCTTGTACCGACCCGAGACCCGCCCCGAGGCGGGTTTCGCATTTCTGGAGACCGCAATGACCGAATCCGGACACCAACTGCCTGTGCTCGTCGAAACCATGCTGCTCTTGCGCCGCGAGGAGTTCGATGAACTGCTCGACCGTGCCGCCGAACGCGGCGCCGAGCGCGTGCTGACCCACCTTGGCCTGGAAAACGGCCACGCCGCGCGTGACATCCGCGAACTGCGCGACCTGTTGGAGGCCTGGCGCGATGCCCGGCGCACCGCGTGGCAGACCACCGTCAAGGTCATCACCACCGGCATCCTGGCCGCACTGCTGGTCGGTGCCGCCATCAAGTTGAAGCTGATGGGAGGCCCGCAATGATCGAGACCTTGCTCGGAGGCCTCCTCGGTGGGGTATTCCGTCTTGCACCTGAAATCCTCAAGTGGCTCGACCGCAAAGGCGAACGTGGCCACGAACTGGCGATGCAGGACAAGGCACTGGAGTTCGAGAAGCTGCGGGGCGCGCAGCGGATGGCCGAGATCGGCGCGAGCGCGGACGCGGCGTGGAACACCGGCGCCATCGAGGCGCTGCGCGAGGCCGTTGCCGCCCAGGGGCAGCGCTCAGGCGTGCGCTGGGCCGATGCCTTGTCGATCAGCGTGCGGCCCGTCATCACCTACTGGTTCATGGCGCTGTACTGTGCGGCCAAGACGGCAGCGTTCGCGGCGGCCGTGACCGCTGGTGCTGGGTGGGGCACGGCAATCCTGCACGCTTGGACCGAGGCCGATCAGGCGCTGTGGGCCGGGGTGCTCAACTTCTGGTTCCTCGGGCGCGTGTTCGACCGGGTGCGGCCGTGATGGAAGTGCCGAAAACGGCCATCGAACTGGCCAAGCGGTTCGAGGGTTTTCATCGCGTACCGAAACACGATCCGGGCCGCGCACATCCGTACATCTGCCCGGCCGGGTACTGGACGATTGGCTACGGCCATCTGTGCGACGCGACGCATCCACCGATCAGCGAGGCCGAAGCCGAGGACTATCTGACGCGCGATCTGCAGGCGGCGCTCGACGCCACGTTGCGCTGCTGCCCGGTGCTGGCAACCGGACCCGAGGGGAGGCTTTCGGCCATCGTGGACTTCACGCTCAATCTTGGGGCGGGGCGTCTGCAGACGTCAACGCTGCGGCGACGAGTCAACCAGCGGGACTGGGTTGCAGCCGGACAAGAACTACGCCGTTGGGTCTACGGTGGAGGCCGAGTTTTGCCCGGGCTTGTGGCACGTCGAGAGGTGGAAGCCGCACTGATGCAGTAAGGCACGCGTCGATGCAACGAAATGGCAAACCTTTAATCATATCAAGACTCGTCAGAGCACCCATCCTCCGGTAAAATTCAAGCTCTAGAGGGGCACAAGAATGACCGTTTTCACCATAGGCTACGAAGGACTGGACATCGACGCGTTCATGTCGCTGCTCGCTGAGCACGACATCGAAACCGTCGTGGACATCCGCGAACTGCCCCTGTCACGCAAGCCCGGCTTCTCGAAGAAGGCACTGGCCAGCGTGCTCAATCTCTCCGGCCTCGAGTATGTCCACATGGTCGATCTCGGCTGCCCGAAGCCAGTGCGCGACCGTTACCGCGAGGATGGCAACTGGAAGCGCTACACCGATGGCTTCCTCAAGCACTTGAAGACGCAGGAGGTCGCCATTGCTGAACTCTCGGACTTGGTGGGTGCGTCGAACTGCGCGCTACTCTGCTACGAGGCCGACTTCAATTTCTGCCACCGCTCGATGGTGGCCAATGCAGTGCGCGACTACTGCGGCGCGAACGTCGAGCACATCAAGGCAGCGGACGCTAGAACAACGAGCCCTGCATCACTTCGGCTGGCTTTCGCTTAGGCGGATAGATCAAGCTGATGATCAGCCACTGGTCTTGGAACCGGTGCTGATTGCCCATCAGGAACATCAAGTCCTTGCCGCCCAGCTGCCCCTCCAGCTTGGCGCGGAACGGCGCTTCCCAGTCGACGCCGTGGTCGCGGCGGCAATTCCAGAACAACGCACCCGCCTCCCAATCGACGATCTTGTGCTTGTGCTCCTTCTCGCCCTCGCGCGTGTCGCATACGTACCGGTAGTAGAAGTCGAACGGCACCTTGCGAAGCTCCTTCACTTGGCGCTTCGCCTCCGCTTCAGAGAAGAGATCGCCTTGCATCTGCTCGCGCATCAGCTTCTCTCTTTCCTCCTCCGTCCAGTCCTGGTTTCGGGCCTTGGTGATTTCGAGGCCGAGCAGCCTCTTGGGTCGCAGCAACGCAATCGACAACCCATCGCCAAGCCGTCCTGATTCGATGGCATCGAAGCTATCGAACGCCGGGATCTTGTCCAGCCATTCCCAGCGGGATGCCCACTCCTTCTTGGTGTCGATCACATCCCCGCATGTAATCGTGTCGACGTAGAGCTTGTGGCTCTCGGGTCGGTGATCCTTGTTCGCTTTCTCGACCCGGACTTCGATCCACTGCCACTTCTTGAACTGCTGGCCTTCCTCGATCATTCGAAAGGGAACCGGGTACAGGCGACGCATCGAGCCGTCCTGGCTGATGCCTGCAACGCACGACGTCTCGACGTACTGGGCACTGGGCGAGGGGTACGTCTTCGCCAAGATCAGAATGCGCTCCATTCGTCCCAAAGCCATAGCATCCCCTCCCTTGTTCTTCTGTTGCCTTACAGCAGCATCCGGAAATGCCGCTTGTCCGCATCCGACGACTTGAGGATGCGGTACTCCATCCCGCTGGCCACCGCGATCTGATGGGCGAAGTCCTTCTTGGCCTGCACCACGGCGTCCTCGATCTGGTTGTCCGCCTTCACCTCGACAATGACGTACTTCAGGCTGCCATCCGGCTCTTCGCGCTGGAAGATGAAGTCTGGGTAGTAGCTACGCACGGTATGCGAGTCGGGATCGATGTACTGGATGAAGAAGTCGGACTGCCCATGTGTCAGCATTCCGGTGAAGTAAATTTTTTTGACGCGCTGCTCTCGTAGCAAATCCCAGAACAACCAGTTCTCAGAGCCAGAGTCGAAGCAGTAGGTATCGAGGTGGAAGCTCTTGGCACGCTCCTCGTCCTTGATCTGCGCGTCGTTCATCCGGACGATCTTGTCCTTCGCCGCCGATACCTCGTAGTAGCCGTTCGGGGGCATCTTGATCAGATCGACCTCGTGCTCCTCGGTTTGCTGCGACTCGTCAAGGTCGTAGAGCTGGCGGAACAGGCGCGGGATGATCTCGTCGTAGAGCAGCTCATTGAATTCGTTGGTGATGGCCACCAGCTCGTCGGTGCCTTCCTTCGTCGCGTCAAGCAGCTCCTCGATCTCCAGCGGGCTTCGGTTCAGATAGCGGGACACCTCGGCCACCAGCGATAGCCGTGAGAAGGCTCGCTTTTCCCGGCGCGAGGTCAGGTCGAAGGTGCGACTGCCTGAGGCACGCGCCGCGTCGGCGGCGGTCAGGCCGTCCTGCTGCGTTTCGATCAGGCGGTACTTCTCGACCAACGCATTCCAGCTTTCCTTATCCGCTCGGTCGAGGCCGAGCGTCTGGCCGGGCACAAGCGTTTTCTCGCGCATCGCGTACTGCTTGCGCACGCGCACGAGCTTGATCTTGACCGGCGGCTCGACGACGCGGACTTCCACGCGCTCCTTGTCGCTCGCGGTCTTCTGCAGCTCCTCGGCGCTGATGCGGAAATTCTGCTGCAACTCGTCGTTCAGGGTGTTGAGGTTGTCGTCGGAGAGGAAGACGTGGCCGGTGTGCTGGGCTTGCCCGATGGCGCGTAGGCAGCGCATCGTGGCCTGCAGCACGAACACCTTTGACTTCGGCTCGCGGAACAGGCCCACGCCGAACAGGGAGCGGCAGTTCCAGCCTTCGCGCCCCTTGTTGACCAGCAGGATGAACTGCTTGTCCGACCCTTCGGTGTCGAGGCGGTTGAACTCGCGGATGTCGTCGTTGGTGGTTAGCTTGTCGTCTCCCACGTTGACCAGGATGCGTGAGGTGGGAATCCCGTGCTTGTGCAGCGCACGCTCCACCGCAGGTCGTAGTTCTCCGGTCAGCTCGTCGATGGTGGCCGCAAAGAAGGCCAGCTTCGGGGAAAGCCCCTCGGGTCGCAGCCCATCCGTCTCCTTCAGGAAGTTCTCGATGGCGATGTCGACAAACTCGTCGGTGCGCGTGTTGGCGTAGCCGTGCAGCGTGACCTTCTTGAGGAAGCCTTTGTCGATGGCCTCTTTCAGGCCGTAGGCGTAGACCACTTCGGGCAACACCTCGCGTCCCACGTAGGGCGTTCCGGTGTAGTTGTAGCAGGCCACCACCCGCGTGCCCGCCGCGCTCAGGCTGGCGGCCAGGATGTCGATGGTGGTGCGCAGGCTGGTGTCGGTTTCCTTGGCCCCGACGCCCATATCCTTGGCCAGCGCCTTGCCGAATGCGTGGTGAGCCTCGTCCACGAAGATGCCCAGCTGCTCCAGGCGGCGCAGCTTCTCGAAGCGCTGATTGGTAGTCAACTCGCCTTCATTTTCCGGCTGGTCGAAGGCGTACAGATCAGCCGCGTCGGCATAGACGCCGTTGTCGGCCAGCGTATTGCCGGTCGCGCCGAAGAGCTGGTCGACGGCGGTCTTCTCCTTGCGCTGGCGCTTCAGGATGATCTTCTGCGTGTTCGAGACGATGATGTTGAACCGCGAACGATCCAGCGTGTCGAGCGAGGTGCCGGCTTCTTCGAGGTAGTGGAAGCGCAGGTGCGAGGTCAGGAAGTTCACGTACTCCGGCGGCACCACGCGGGTGAGATCGAAAGACTCGATCTCCTTCAGCGATTGCAGAACCGTCTTGTCCGGGGCGAACACCAGCGCGTTGTGGCAGTAGCGCGCGTCCTTCTCGAATTTGTTGCCCAGCAGGAACTCGTAGAAGATGCAGGTCGCCATCAGGATGGTTTTGCCTGTTCCCATCGTCAGCGCGAAAATGTAGTTCGGATAGGCGCGCGAGTTCTTGCGCATGGCCGCGAACACGGCCTTGTACTGATCCTGCGTGATCTTGTCGAACAGGCCGACCTGGCCCGCGCTGCCCGACACCACGCCGCCCTCGGCACGATCAGCGAAGCGACCTCGTTTTTCAAACCAGTGCTGAAAGATTTCCTCGACCTTGGCGTTACCGAGGAACTCCTTGAGGAAGACGTAGGTTTCCAGCGCCTCGAACTGCGGCTGGCGCAGGAAGGCCTTCGGGTTGCGCTCCGGGTTGTTGAAGTCGAGGAACTTGCGGGTCAGCTCCTTGTAGTGCGAACGGATCGTGCCCCGGTTGGCCTGATAGAACTGCCAGAGGAACTGGAAGAAGGCAAAGTCGAGTGACGCACTCACCGCCTTGGCTGCGCGTTTAGTCGCCATTGGCCACGCTCCCTTCCCACGACTCCGACAGCAGGTCGGTGATCTTCACGCGGATGGTGCCCGCGTCATCTGGCACCTTGTATGCACCCTTGACTAACTCGTTCTTGCCCGGAATGTCCACCACCGCCGGTTGCAGCACGGCGCCGTCGTAGTTCCAGTCGATCAGCACCGACTCGGCCAGTTCCTTCCAGTCATCGACTGACTCCTTCTGCAACGAGAGCTTCTGCAGCAGGTTCATCGGGTAGAACTTCTCGATGACCAACTCGCCATTCTTGATGGATACCTTGGCTTGCGAATCGCGCTTGAACTCCAGATCGGCCTTGTCGCGCAGAATGTCCACCACCTCGACGTCGATCTTGAAGGGCTTGGCGGCCAGTTCCAGTTGCGCGGCTAAGTCAGGCTCGTGCCCCATGCAGACGAGGGTGATCTTCTCGACCGGACGGTTCGGGCTTTCGTTTTGCTTGCGCTCCCACGCCTTGTAGTCGAAGCCCGCGATCAGCTCGTTCAGGTCGGCTCGCGTGGCGATGCGGTTGATAGGCATGATCTTGACCATGCGCCCGTCCTTCTCGCCGTCGAATACGGTGCTGAATTCCAGCTTTTGTACTTCCAAAGCTTCGATCAGCAGTTCTTTGGCCTGAACCGGATTGCGGAAGATGTCGTAGTGGTTGACGTTGTAAACCTCGAAGCCGGTGTAGTACTTGGTGTCCGGGTCGAGCGACTTCTGGCGCAGTTCCTCGGCAACGTTGATCAACCGCTTGGTGGTCGTCTGGATTGCACCGAGATTGATATCTGCGCCGATAAAGCGCCTGCCGAGCTTCAGGGCCACGGCCTGGGTCGTCCCGGAGCCCAT